CTGGAGAACTAGAGAGTATTCTTAATACTATTACTCTAACTGGTAAAATTATTAGACCAGATATCTCTCCTCCTCCTACTAGTGGTATCAAAACTGTTATTACTGCCATAAGCGGACTCCAAGCATTATTCACCAAATGCTCCACCGGACACTTAGTAATTCAATGTGATGGCACGGATATGTTGAGTGTTTCTGGTGTTATGGTAAAAGATGCTTCTTTTAATAGATCAGAAGACAACTGGGTATATAGCGCTGATTACACAATATCTTTAGAGTACTATGAACCTGGACAACCGGGTGCTGCTGTTGTACAGAATACTAGTGATTCTTGGTCTATAGAACCATTAGAAGATTATGTATATAGTTCTTTTAGTGCAACTGTTAAAACAAAACCAGAAACACATAATCCACAATTAAAACCTAACCCACTTCCTGGGGGTGGCGGAGGTAGCGGCGGTTCTTCTAACTTGGGCGGTGATGGATCTGGTACAACGCTTAATGTTATTAATGTGCCACAATATAGAATATCGAGAAGAGTATCTGCTGTGGGACTGCCCGTATCCGCTCCTGTTTCGTCTACTGGTGCTGGTGCCAATACTTGTGTGAGTGGTGCTGGTAATAAAGCATATATGGAAGCTAAAAAATGGGTAGAATCTAGACTAGAATATACTTTCGAAGGACAGAAGGTTATCAGTAATGCTTCCGGTGCCAGCGGTCTTGTTTATGTTATGACCACACCCAGTATTAGCAATTTTAAAGATACCTTTTTATATAATCATGTTAGAAGTATTAATTTTAGTATAACAGACGGATCTTATGAAGTTAATGATACTTGGCTTGCTATGCCTACTGGTATTAAATATATCGAAGACTATAGTATCGAATGTTCTACAGATGATAGATATGTAAAGACAGTAAGAGTGCAAGGTAATATTAAAGGTCTTTATATGTCATCTTTTGATGTGATGAAAGGATCCGGTGGAGTTGGATTACCTCCTACCGGTGCCGGGTATTTAAATATTGTGCCCAATTCTGGTAGGCTCACAGGAGCATTACCCGGAGCTGCCAATATATTGGATTTGACTGGTAGTGTGGCCGGATCTCAATCTACTTTTTATGGAAATCCTTATCAAAATGCTAGTAGTGGTTGGATTTTTGATATCAAGCCCTATGTATATCGTAGAGCATCATTAGCAGTCTATAATAATATACATGATCGAAATCAGAACTATGTATCTCCAGCAACCAATCCTCCACCACCACCCAATAATCCTGTCTATTGTCACGAGACTTTACTCAATGTAATTCCAGTGAGTACCACAGAAGGACACGATCCAAGAAAAGGTACGATTAGTTATAGTTATGAATTTAATAATAAGTTTAATTTAGTTAGTGGCGTAATATCAGAAAATATTACTATCAATGAAACAGGTCCCACAGATGTATTTAGCGAAGCATTTGTTATAGGTCGTCAACTTGGGCCAGTTCTTCAGTCATTAGGAACAAAAACTTCCACTAAGAAAGATCTTACAATAGAAGTTGTGGTAGTTCCACCCTCGTCCATAGCCGGTTTAATAATGAGCAATAATCAGTGTCCGTTGTGGACAGGTGGTTCGGTGTATAGTCATATACAAGGAATAGTTGATGGCCTCAAGCCATTTGGTGCTAGGAGCAATAGTTATTTTGGCAATTTAGCTAGGACTCAGTTACCGGGACAGGTTTATTTATCTCAGGACAATCATTCATGGAATCCAACAGAAGGAAGATACTCTAGATCCGTTAGTTGGGTATATCAACAATGCTCAACAGATAAGGTATATCTAGATCACTAATTATGGCTAAATCATGCACAGATAATAAGACACTCATTCCTGCTCAAACACTATTTTTAGGCGCTAGCGTAGCGGACTTTAGTGTTAATATGGGATGGGGAGGTCAAGCCTCTCAGTTAAATGTTACGCTTGTGGAAGACTTTAGTCCAGCTTGTACTGGAATTCCTCAAATAGTAACTCGCGGTGGAAGTTATGATGCTGATAATCATTATCATGACTGTAATTCTGATAGAGAATGCTATATGGATGAAAAGGGTATGCCCTATAATCCAGACGGAAATCCGCCTTCTCAAGAAAGAGTAGTTCCTGGCAAGGTTTATTATGCTTGGACCAACAACAATGGATTTGTGTCTAGATATTGGCGAAACGCCGATCCTGGATTTTTTGGGTTCAAGAGTGCGATAGATATTACAGGAGCCTATGATGTTGCTAAATATAATACTTCTAAAGGTATGGATATTATAAATACCCCAGTATTTTTTAAAATAGGAGATTTTTCTTTTAGTGGTATTGTACAGTCATGGGAGAAGGATGTTAGTAGTGGGGGATTAACCTATCGTGTGAATATTGAAAGTATAGATTCATTGTTGAGTAATTCATATATTATTCTTGGTGGCTATGCTGGTTCTATTTTTTCCAAGCTACCGGGTGCTGTATATGGAGGGCCAAAGAACTTTACCGGTTCTGGATTAACATATAATGGTAAAATAGTAGAAGGTAATCTTGCTAATGTTTTTAATGTATATGGGTTTTTAGAATCTATGGGCTTTGAGAGTTTCGGAGCCTCATATAGAAACGAAAACGGCATTAGTGCAAAGTCTGTTATCGATGCTTTGGCGGTACTAACATCGTCTGATTCTACTAGTTCTAGTGATCCAGCACATGCATTATTACAAGAACAGAAGAAGGCGTTTTCTCCATTTGGTCGTATTATTTTAAAAACAGCACAGGAAAACACAACCTATACACGATTAAGTACTAATCATGCTTATAGTATGGGTTTGATTCCACCATCCTTAGATTTAGATGGCATAGAAAGATGTCATTTTACACTAGATCTATCAGAAATGCCTATTCCACCGAATGATTACAGAATTAATGATAATGTCTTAAGTATAATGGATTTTATATCCAATGTTTGTGAGGCAACTGGTGTTGATTTTTATTTTGATATGTTGGTGGTTCCATATCAGAATAAACCAATGAATGTTATTAAAGTTAGAACAGTTAATAGACGTATACAGCCAGCTCCTGGACAGATAGAAAGCACTATTAAGTCTTTCGCTGATAATGGTTTTCCAATGTCTGCTGGTAATATAGGAAAAGAAAAAAGCGATAGTGCTCCAAGAGTATTATACATGGGCGGAAAACAGCAAAGACTTTATCAGGCTAAAAGTTATAGATTGGGCTTTGCTAGATCAAATTACGTATGGAATCCTGTTAGTAAAACATTTGTTGATTTTACTTCTTATGATTTTGGTAAGATTAGAGCGCCGTGCGGATATTCTACTCGAAATACTACGCTGTCTACCAATATTAATGGTGCTCTTTTTACTGATTTATTTGACACCGACGAAACTATAAAGCAGACTATTACTGGTTTAGCGTTTGATGATGATGATACAGAGTGGCAGGATGCGGATTTGTCTGATAAGGCTTTGTCCGGTAATTATATCAAAACTAAATCAATTAAAAGACAATCTACTTCACAATTTAAAAGATTCTTTCCTTTATTTCAAGATGTAATTTGTCCGTTCTTTGGTTTCCAAATGAGCGAAACGATACCGCCAAATACTTCTACTACAGAGAATAACGACTTTAGGAGAGTTAGACCAGTTTATCTAGATACTTGGACTGGTCAAATAGTATTCGTGATAGGCTTATCCGATCTCCCTACTAATCTTAATGTTCCACTTACTTCCTTATATGGAAATAATCAATTAATTATTGGGGAAACAGAGATGAGGGCGGCGATGGCTGGCATAGATGAATACATGGCATATGGATTGGGTAAAATTTTTAAACCAGATCTTATCCTAATGTTATCTCAAGCTTATGCTAGTAGAGGTATTCAGATGGTTGGTGTCGGAGAAGAGAACGAGGGCTTTTTAAAATTTCCTAAACTCTCTGAAGCATTTAATATTAGTAATGAAGTGGGTGCTCCAGGCCCAGCAGCGCCACAGCCAACCAGTAGTGATATTAACTTTGATCTATTCTTAAATCCTAATCTGGTAAAAGACTTAACTACATTGGTGAATTTTATTTCTGATATAGGTAATACATATTATGGTAAACAATATTTAGTTAGAATTCCGGAATTAGCAACCTATAGAGATTATCAATATAGTAATTTTCAAATTCCAGTAGGCTCTCAAACAATATCTGTTTTTAAAGGTAGTGGTAAGATACAATATAATTATGAGCCTACCAACGAAGGAGCTTGGGAAGAGCCAGGAAACATCGTTGATGATACAATTTTAGTAGGAACTCCAAAATATTATATGTTATGTGAAGATGATGGTAGAATAGGACCAATATTAGGCTATAATGCTTCTGATGCATTTGATTATGTTTCTAGGGCTATTTGTGGATTAAGTGTTATATCTCAAGCAGCATACTATGAACAACAATATAGTAATCAGCCGGGTGGTGACAGATGGAGGAATGGAGCACTCAGGTACGATATGAAAGTTTTAGTTGATGCCGCCAGAGCAGGAGCATGTAATGATGATAAATTCTTCTTTTTGTCGTTAGATCTTAGTAGTATTAGTTCAGATGAATATGTTGTAGTAGATTCACCAGTAGCCTTAAGAGGTCCATATGATGCTGCGGTTGGAGCTTTTGGACCAGCAATTACTCCATTGTCCAAGTCTAAAAAAATCTATACTAAAGCATCGATTCATGAGGATATCATATATCTTAAGCCAGCCACACTAGAAGAACCTAGAGTTTTAATTACTACATCAAATAATCTTAATTTAGCAACCACTAGCTATTCGTATCAGACAGACCCCAACAGAACAGTTGTGGCCAATATTGCTCTAGAAGATCTTTTATTGTATTTAAAGTATGTAACTCCACCATACGATGATAATTTTATTAGATTTATGGCTCACTATATGAGTCCGATCATTGGTAATACAACATTATTGGTTAATGGATTTACAACCACAAATAGTGTACAACATGCTATGTTGGCTCCTAAAGCGGCGCACCCATACTTTGCTGGCATTCCTGTTAAATCTAATCAGTATACATATGGTCCTTGGACCAATTATCCAGAATTAATAAAAACCGACATTTTCCCAGGAATAGCCGGTGATGCTGCTAGTCGCGCTGTAGAAAATTTAATAGCTGGTGTTAAAGTAGAAGTACAAGAAGATTATGTTCCATGGAATTATGGTAGTGTATCGCTATTAGATAGCGTAGTTTTAGGAGAAATACAAGCTAATAGCAGTTATCAACAAATTACAGAAACAGCGAGGATAGATACTATTGGCTTGCCCACACTAGGTCTTGGTTCACCATTTATCTATACAGATCGAGCTGATGTGGAACAAGGCAGTATAATAATTAATAGTCAATTATTTACCCCAAGAATGGCGACACTTCCCTATGTACAAAAAAGATATCAAGCCAATAATAATCCTTTAGAAAACATACCTATTGTTGGAGAGCTTGTTATAGCACCTAATATTCCATCTCGCGCAGCAGTTACAACAGACTTAAGCTACAATATAATTGTGTTCGATGCAGAACACAGAAATGCTTATGCTCCTATTGTTAGTAATATACAGTGTAGTATTAGTCCTCAACAAGTACGTACTACTTATAATTTTAGAACGCATACTCGTAAATTAGGTTTATTTAATAAAGAAAATGCAGATAGAATTCGTAAATTTGCAGCTGCAAATATTAAACGTAATAAAGAATTAGCCACACAAACTAATAAGCTTACTAATAGAATAAATAAAGAAACACAAGAAAGATTACATAGTATAAAAAATGCTGGTAATCCATATGGATCCAAAAACCTACAATCTGGATTATATGGCACGAGTCCCACAGAAATTATGTGTGGTAGGGCTTTTCCATTCGTGAGTATGCCTAGGACTATACGAAAAGACTTAGCAACTCTTCGTCAGCAAATGAAGGCAAATAAAAAGCAACCAGGATCAAATGAATCTAATACTGGCGGAACTGGTGTTGTTCCATTTACACTTGAGATGCCCTATGGTCAAGATCCTGGTGAAAATCAGACAGAAAAAAACTTATATGCATTGAACGATACGTCCCAAAAAGAATTTGCCGAAGCCGGTAATCCAGCGAGATCATCTATTAGAAATAGTAGGTGGTCTACATATGTTGGTATATATCAATCAAAAGAAGCTCCCGCAGATCTTGTTAAAGAATATTCTTTAAAATCAGCCATGAGTTTGGACGGTATTTTTTCGCCAGTATCTTTTTATCCAACTAAGTTTTATAGCACATATCCATTACAAAAATATCAACGTCATGAATGTCCATACTGTGATAAAACAGGTATAATAAAAGATCAGGTATATACTAATGGAGCTACTGTTCAGATGGTGTCCTATCAATGCCCCTATTGCGTTAGTAAAAAAGACGGATTGGCAACAACCGCTACAACCACAGCATCTGCACAATCATTAGAGATTTTGCCACCATATATAGTTACAAATAAAAGAGATATTAATGTTATTACAGAATTTGGTTCATCTTCTTCTGTTAGTAGTACGTCTAGTAGTTCCAGTTCTAGCTCTGGCAGCGGACAAGAAATCGCTATTAATTTAGTAAGTCTTCAGCCTATTGTTGTTCCTTATGGAGAATTTAGAAATTATAATGCTGGAGAAAAAGATAAATGTAGACACAGTATAGAAGTAGTAGCTCATGGAGAAATGCCACCACAAAAAGGATGGGGCATTAATACGCGTTGGAATATGGGCAAGTTTATTAAACTAGACGGCAATATGCAAAATAATACAGATAATACACAAGCTGGAACAGGCTATAATGCAGATTATTTTCATAAAGACTTATTAAATACAGATAATAAAGAAAAATTAAACAATCAAAGATTTTTTGGTCTCAGAGGTCCAATAATCTATCATGCTTGGGGATACGACCTAGAGGGATTCCCTGTGCCAAATGCTGCCGATGAAGCCAAATTCGTAGATGAACATGGTAATCCCAAAAGATTTATATTGAAACAAACAGTAGAATCTAATACACGAGTAAAATTTAAAGATCTCAAAAATAAAGATATGTTTGTTGTTGCAGATGATTATAATTCAGGAAAGAAGCTATGGGAACAAAATTATTATTATAAAGTACCGGGCATGTCTGTTACAAGACCCAATAATACCATATCAAAAATGACAGATGATACTGAGGTATATAAATGTAAATTAGAAAATGATATGGAACACTATGGTGCTTTTAATGCGGATGGTCAAGTTGGTCTTGGTGATATAATTAGTAAAACCCAGAATTGGGAAAATAATAAATGGACAGAAAAGAAAAAACTAAAGGAGTTCTATAGAAACTGGGCAGAACATCCTAATCTATGGAAAGTTGGGCCAATAGACTTAAGGTGGGATGAAAATCGTCAGGTATGGACTACAAAATCTTCTGACGCTATGACTATCTATAAAATGGTTTATGTCACATTAGAAGAGGATCTAACTAAGTCGCAAGACTATGATGAAACATATCCAGCTAGAGGATTCTTAGATGACCTAGAGTATTCTTCTGAAAAATTACCGGCTAACTCCAGAAGATTAGTATTTGTAAAAGACCGTGGTGGATATACTGCTCCCCGAGGTGCTAAACTATTATGTCGTTACGATAAAGATAGTGGCTTTTATGAGCCTGTGAGTAAGCAAATGTTTGTGGTTGGAGGTACAGTAGGAACCGGTAATTCTGCGACGATAGAGATGTCTTATATACAAGGACGTAAAAAGGGAGAAGTCGTACCTACTTCTAGCATAACTTTTGATGACCCATTCAGTTTTGCTCCAGCATTTGGACAAAAGGGCTTATTTACTTTTATTAACGGTCTGTGGACTTTAACGGCTGCTAAACCCAGTTAATTATGTATCCTATCAATACCAAACACAAATGTAATATATATAATAGTTCTTTTCTAAATGATCTTAAAGATCATACGATAGAAGAGACGCTTTATGATACTAGAACTCAGTCAACATCTCCAAGAGTATATTTAAGCTATAAAAATTCTGGAGCATTTTCTGACATTCACTTCAAGATTACAGAGATGCGTAGTTTTTTAAGTACCCATACGCCTGTTCCAAATACCAACTCTTATAATTGGTTACCAGCTATTGTTAGCCACGATAATTATGTACAAAATAAAGAAATTTTAGCCGGAAATGTTGTAGGAAATAAAGTTTTGGGCATAGAGAACTTTATTACAGTACAAAAACCAATTTTTAAACATTGGTCAGTAGTAGATAATAATGATGTGCTGGCTACAGACGGATCATCTATATCTGTTGACTGGTTTATTAATTCAAATATTGCTGCTATAGAACCAGAATACGGAGTATTGTATTGGTATAAACAAAATGATCCTCTGAGTACTAATACTACTCAATACTCACTTAAAGATTTGCCTAAACTTACAGTAGTGTCACCTACAGAAAATATCATTAGTAATGATGGAAATAATACTACACTGGCGACTACATCAGATAAATTAATTAAATTAGACAACAATACACTAAAATTTCTTGACAAAAGCCCGGTAGATTGGAATAATGGCCCAACATTCAACTATGGAACAAAGGACACAGACAATCTCCTAAGATCAACAATAGATATTAGCACAGCAAAAAATACTAATAATATAAAGTTTTATGCAACATATAGTCAAAATTTCTTAAATAATGCACAAACTCTACTTTTCCCAGACTATCAGATTTGGGTATCTGATGGAGAGTTTTATAGCTACTATAATAATAGTAGAGAAAAAAGTGATTTTAGAACTAATCGACGCATACCATCTAGATCCTACCTATCACCCGGACTATATCATATCTATCGGGCGATATATAATGCTTTTACTGTGGATAGAATTCGTAATAGCACAACTATTGGTACGGTGTGCTATAATGAAAAACTTAAAAAATTATGTAGCATATTAGCTACTAGTCCTTTGATAGACAGAGTAACAATTAATTGTTTATATAATGAAGATATCAGAACAAATATCAATACGTATCTTGCCACAACGGCTCCAACTACCATTAATGAAGAAATTCGAGAATTAGTTAATATTATAAACACAATCACAGTAAAATTAAATAATCTAACTAATAAAATAGACAACCAGAATAGTAAAAATAACTATATTAGAACACCGAGCCAGCTGTATAAAAAACTAATTACTAAATATGCAGCTAATTTAAGAATAGAAAATAATCAAATACGCAAAGTCAAGATGAGTACTTTACTACCGAATGGACCACACGCTTATTTTGATATTAATCATAAAACCTTTTGTGCAAAAACTGCTATTCCTTCTACAGATAGAGTTAAATCTTATATCTATAATAATTTTGAATATAAGGTTGGGGATATTACTATAAAAAACAGTATAGATAAGACCGACAATACTATAAGATCTCAATCTTTGAGAATATTTTCAGACCGTAATCCAGCACAAAGAATAGATATTCCGTGGGATATATCTATAGAGCCAAAATCTGAAAAACTTAGAGTTAATCTAGGCAAAGATATAGTTTTACCATTTACTCCAGACAGTAACGGAGAAATGAAAATTAATTATGATTTATCTTTACCAGAAGATGTAGATGTATTCTGGCAACTGATAGACGGTCCAGAATGTTTTAGATTTAGTAATTATGCACAAAATGGTAGGATAGATTTTTTGAAACGAAACAAAATATCATATGATTCACGACCGGATTTTTATATCAAAAAGCCCGGACTGTATACTTTGCAATGTCAAGTTACAAAGTCGTCAATACTTAAAGCATCAGACTATATCAGGGTATACATAGGATCAGCCGACACATCTGTGCCGCCAAGAACCACAGAAGATTCCAATGATTTTATTGTTCAAAAATATAATGCTATATGTTCTAATTTAAGACAATTTGCATTAAATAAAAATGGTTTAATTTGGATTGTAGATAGTGATATATACAATATAGCCCAGACTAATCAACAAGTTATTACGGACAGCACCTCGTCTTCAAGACTGCTTAACAGAAAGATTGGTCTGGGTTTTTTGGCCCAGGTAGCTAATAATGCAGAATTTTCTATTAAGTTTGATACTTTAAATACTGTGGTTAAATTACATTCTGTATCTATTGAAAATATGAGAGACGGAACCCCCGATACTGCTCAATGCAAAAGTTTTTATCAAGATAAAATTGTAAGACAACGAGATAGAGTAGGTACTATTATCAACACCTTTGTTGCTAGATATTTTAGACAAGATCGTGATCCAGATTCTATCACTTTTTATGGTAGGGGTTATGATGAAAATGGCAAGGAAAGAGAGTTTCGTCAAGAGTATAATTTTCCAGCAGTATCTACAATACTTGGTCCAGATGTTTTTTCCTATGGCGGATATGCAAATACAGTAATTAATCAAATTGGTGTAGAAATACCGTTTCATCCTGTGTATGAAGGCTCTACTTCTAGAAGATTATCTATAAAAAAATTACCTAATGGTTTTTGGGGAGATGGTGCGAATCCATCTAATCCAATAGTGTCTAACAATCCCATGGTAATGGACAGATTATTAATTAGAAATTATATGGGAGGAGACAACCCCAAAATCAGATGCAATATGATGGATATACCCATTAATGGATACGTAACTTTAAATAAAGGATATTTTCATCCAAATTCAGGATGGTATCCGGCTAGTACTTCCACTACCTATCCATCAATAGTCAATAATCTCGGTAGTAGTGCATACAGTAGTTTATCTTCGTACGGAGCTAATATTACATCTGTACATAGATATAAATTAGCAAGATATAAATCTTTATATTTTACTGGTAATGGCATGTTTGATATGAGGGGTATGACGGTTGGTACAAACACATCATATAACACCTATATGAGTAGAATACTACTAAAAAATGGTAGCGATACAGGTGCGTATTTTAATGAACACGCATGGTTTCATGGGTATAGAAATATTAATGGTATATCGTATAAAGCTCAAGAATATATAGATGATTTGTATCTTGAAAGATGTACAGATAATGAAACAGAAGATAGCTTTATATGTGATCCTATTATAAACAGTAGCATATCCAGCAATTGTTATCCTGGAATAGCTACCACAATGTACTCGTTTCCGCCAAACATATTGAATAATCTAACAATACAAGATCTGGAACTTAAAATTAATTTTATTAACTATCCTAATCCTAAAAATATGATTCTAGCTTTAGAGATATTCAATGACACTCTACCAGCTTTACCAGATTTTAATAAGCTATTCATATCAAATAATAAAGAATCTACCGGAATACCGGATTTAGATACATATCTATCTAAAATCGCAGAAAATAATGCTAACACCAGCTCATCATCAAGAACCATATATCTATATAATCAAGAGTCCTTAGATAACTATAATTATAATTTTAGCTTGTTGTTTAGTGATCATCATCATCATGAGGCCGTTTTTGATGATCAAAACAAATATGATACCTATATAAGTAGTAACAATGACCCTATTTATTCCAGCATACCAGTTGGTCCGACATTATCGACGAACACCTACTCAGACAAAACCTCTGCTAAGTATAAAAAGGCTATTAAAAATAATTTTGTACCAGTCAAATCTGCTTCATTAGCTCAATTTAAAAATATTCCATTGCTCAATACTTCTTTTATTTTAAAAGTAATTATACTTGGACAAGAAGAAAAGGTCTTGTCTATGGATAATGTTGTAAATAATTCGGAGTTGTCTGGCTTATCATCATTTGAACTAGCCAGAACTAGTAATACTATAGCAAATAGTATTTGCTCATGGGATTTGATTGTACATACTACCAAAACTCCTAAATTCAACAACAAAAATCCCCGAGGACATATAGATTATAATAATGATACTAATTCCGTTATTTATGGACATAATTTTATTGGAGATTTTACAGACAAGACCTATCTCATACCTAAAGTCAATATGAATGCTCCGTACGAGTATTTAGCGAATATTAATTATTATTGTAGATATATTAATGATGATGAATTATCTAGACCGTTATCTTATCAAGAAATCAAATTCCCTTTCGTCTTTTATTCTTTTACTCCGTTTTTTACATTAGTTGGTGCCATGTTTGCTGCTTGGGAATTACAACAAGCTTTTAGTAGAGGTGGTCGTAGCGATCCAATAATTAGTATGTTATATGATATTAGATTTCAGCGAATGCAAGAAGAATTAGAGCGTAACTATTTTCAGCCAGGATATGAGGCTGTAGCACAAGGATATGCAGATAAAGCAGTTGTGTCTTTGAGTAAAGATAATATTACTTGGTATAAAATGGAAGTTCCAATCAATAGATATGAACATTCTGATATTCTTAGACTCAAGAGATATAATTATCTTAAATTAACTCCGGAAGTTGCGAAGCCGCTATCTTTATTTAAATTTGATGTAGTAGCAGAAGATAAAAATCTGGCTGGTAGTGGAGAAATTAAATATAAGTTTGACACCAATATATTACGAGTTGGGTTGGAACAAACGGTTCCAGATCCTACAAACTCAGACTTAACTATCACATTGAAATTTGACGAAGGAGATATTGTTGAATTAGCCTCTCAAACAACAGCAACGGACAATGGTCTTTATGTTATTAAAAGCGGCGCTTGGGTTAGATTTCCAGACACCAAAAATATTAAGTTTTTAATAAACAATAAATATTACAATAATGATAATACCAATAATATTACCTCAGCTAACATCACAGGCAAACAAATAATCAAAATTAAAGGATCTAGGGCGGCTAATTTTTTTGATATCAATGAAAGTGTATCTTTGTCTTCAAATACCGATAGAGAAAATCCCATAACTCGTACTATTACCGATAAATATATTATTAATATTACCAATTCATCATATACTGTGTTGGTATTAAATAGTCCAGTAACTACCTTATCTTCCGGATACCTATATAAAAATACAAACAATGTTTTGTTGATATATTCAGATACAGAAACTATTGGAGATGACTCTAGTATAGGGAAATGGGGTTTGTCTAAATCCACAGATGAGCTTGGATCAAGAGTAGCTACTAAAATAAGTCATTCCGCTATGGGAGAGGGTAATTATGGATATGGAACACCATATGTAGATCCAGATGTCTATGCGTCTTTATCTTATGATACTAATAATTTAGATCAAGTATATAATATACTAAATAATCATGTAAATGATAGATATAAGTATAATAAAATTTTTATAGAAAGTAATGGATCAACTACCACAATAGACTTTGATCCAGACGTAGATTCGCCCAATTCTTTATGTAAAGCTTATCCTTTTAGTATTAACGATTATGGATATGCAAAAGATACCGCTGGTTATGAAGAGTTTTTTAGTGAGGATATCTCAGAAGCAGACAAAACGAATGTAATAATAGATATGGTTGGAGGAATCCTACAAAAAGATCGACAAAATTATTATTTTATGGATCTAAAATCAGATAAGTTCGCATCTGTACCAGCGTCCGGATATTTATATATCGAAAATGATTATGTCAAATATAAACCTACCCAAAAGCTGTCAGAAACACAGAAAAAATCTATACAAGATAGAATCGACTTTATTTCCGTCACAGGAGTGCCGTCGAATATATTACCCACAGCCTCCATATCTGTAATTGATAATATACCAGATTTAATTACTGTATATAATAGCTCATCAGAAGCCACAGATGTATGCCAATACCCCAATTTCAACAACACAAGTTCAGACTGCAAAAAACAACAAGCCAAATTAAAACTAATATCTCTATCAGATGAAAGAGCGGGATTATTAAAAATTTTAGAAAACGATAGCAGAGCTTCTCCAAACGTATTACCTATACAAGAAATAGTCTTTAAAACTATTCCACAAACAGGACAGGCTGGAGTGCCACCAAAGGTTATAATAGAATATAAAACTAAAGATTATTTTTGGTTTAATATTGACGCTAATCAAACTTGTTCTATTACAGACGAGGCTATGCCACGAATACTCTATGAAACTGAATATTCTTGTTCTCCTATTGTTGAATATTATCAATATCCAGAATGTGATTCAGTATGTTCTTATACTACTGCGAATGGCGCCGACTTTGAATTTAAGTCATCTGGCGGTGGCACAATTTGTATTAATAAAAAAGTAGAAGAAGAAAAACAACAGTATCCTCAAGTGGCTGAATGGGGCAAGGATATAGAAACTGGTCATGAGCCTGTTACTAAGAAATTTTTCTTGTCCTGTGAAGATAATATGAGAGATACATTATTGACCGTTAAGGAAAGATATCTATATCCTAAAATTGCGAATTTGGTAAGGTCGGGATTAGTAAAAGATATATTCAATTTAGATAGTACAGATAATATAAAAATGAAGTTTAGAATTATACCAAGAAAACTTAAAACTATTGATCCAATATATCAGAGATATGTATATGATTATAATGGTAATTTAGGAAAAGATCTTATTCCCGCTCCTGGCGGACCAATGTATAATGGATTATCTGTTTGGAGATGTATAGACACCGATTCGACATCAGCTAATTATGGTAAAATGATAGACCCTCCTATATTCTTTAAACTACAAAATGAGATGATTTTTAGAGCATATTTTGGAAGTGTGGACGGCATAGAGATTAAGAATTCACCAATAGCAGAAGCAAAAGAATTTTGGGAATGGATACCATATGAATATTTCGACGGACCTGTTATAGAATAAATAAAATGTCATTTGAAACTATAGATCAATATTCTAAGTTATATTTTTTTGATCCGTCTCTGGTAGACGGAGATCAAATAGATCTATATATTAATGATAGATTTATTAGGACTATTAATCTTGTAGCTGAATTAAATACAGAACCAATTAATGTATCTGAGTATAGTATTGTTGGGTCTAATAAGATAAAGATTAAGGCTAAATCAACCGGACAGAGTGGCGGCTGTACATTTATTTATTATGTAGAAAAAGATGGAGTTATTATTATCTATAACTCTTTTGATTTAATACAGGATGAGGAGGTGGAGCTGGTATATGACTATGCTCTTAGTGCCGTGCGTCCCGAGTCTTCGCCAACTCAGACACCCACTGTGTCTGCTACCCCAGACAACACTCCTACGCCAACTAGTACACAAACACCAACCCCTAATGCTAGTCCTACAGCCACGAGTACTGTAACACCAACCAGTAGTATCACTCCAACCGCAACAACTACTCCAACAGAGACTCCTACTTCTACACCAACCTCAACAGTAACACCAACTGGTACTGCTACCCCAACTACGACACCAACTATTACAAATACTCCTTCTGTTTCTCCCAGCAAAGGCTCTTCTTGTTCTATATTAGTAATGGCTGTTTGTTATTTGCATTCTATTAATGAAGATATTTCGAGAATTGCTAGTTTACTGGGTATTAGTACGCAACAGGTAACTCAAATTATTCAAAATGATTATCCGTGTATTCCTATTAGGCCATCACCTACTCCTACGCCTACCAGTACTAGAACACCCACACCAACCAGAAGCGTCACACCAACACGAACTATGACGCCTACAGCCACCAAAACACCCACACCCAGCATCTCTCAAACGGCCACCCCTACACAAACTAACACACCAGCGCCTACTACTAGTAACACTCCAACTCCTGAGCCTACGGCCACTCCTGCTGCCACATCAACACCAACAGCAACCCAAACCACAACACCGTCAGCAACTAACACACCAACACCCACAGGCACTCCTGACGCAACACCATCCAATAACGGCGCTAGGCCACAATTTAGAAGAAGAGGAAAAGGATTTATTTGTGATCCATATATTGTACCAGCTAATGAACTATCGAATATGAATATTATAAGACTTAGACCTAAAATAGCTGGTAAAATTAAATTTGACAAAATAAATATTGGCAAAGGTAGTATTGTAACCAGAATTCTTAGAAAGAATGGTGAAGCTAAGACTGTCACATCTGCTATTCCTCCAGCTCCTAGTCGCACACCCACTTCGACTCCATCTCAGACTCCGACAGTAACACGCACACAAACACCAACACCTACTAGTACTGTCACACCCACTCCTGGTATGACACCAACCCCTTCTGCAACCGCTACTAGTACACCCACTCCAACATCTACCGTAACATCAACGCCAACTAATACTGTCACACCCACATCTACACAGACCAAAACTCCAACACAGACACCTAGTTTATCATTAAGTCCGTCTAGTCAACCAGCAGTTTTATTAAATAACATTCAAAAGTATGCTATAGAATGGTTATTATTACAAGGATTTGTGGATTGGGAAATTGTTGAACTAATAGGAATTTCGTTTAATAGTTTTCAATATTATATGTACTTAAGACAATTTAAAGATACTCCAGTTCCTACTTCTTCTATGACCCCAACACCTACGCCAACTAGTGAGCCAACATCTACGCCCGCAGCATCTCCTACTCGAACACCAACAGTTACTAAAACATCCACACCAACTAGTACAATAACAAAAACACCAACATCAACCCCTGGACCTACCCCTAGCATTACTCCAAGCTCTACGCCCGCAGGTACTCCTCCACCCTCTCCTTCTATGACCGCAACAGCTACTCCTCTTGGGCCAACGCCTACAAGTTCTGTAACACCAACTATTACGCCATCGGTTTCTCCACCTTTAGACAATTGTGATGAATATGTTTTTCCTGGTGATATTATAGAGGTGTATTGTTCTGGTGAGTGTCCACCACAAGCAGCGGACGTACCACCGGATCCATGTGACCAACCAAATCCGTTGTGTCCACTTAAGCCCAAATATGGCTGTGAATCGAGAATAGAAATATCAATAGACTACACTAAATCATGCGAGTAAACATATATGGAAACATCTAATAAACTATGCGTATTTACTACACATAACTGGATAGATTTCGAATGTATTAATTGTGGCTTAAAAATGACAGCCACAGAAAAACAAACCACTATGCCTGTTGTACCATGTCGAGAAATATTACATAAAAAAGATAAATCTCAAGATGAATTTATAGACCAGATGTTAGACTGGTTTAAGAACAAGCCTGACCTCGCAGACAAAGAAACTATTCGTAATAGACTCAATATCTGCGAAGGATGCGAATTCTTCCAAAACGATACTTGTACAAAGTGTGGCTGCTTAATGATGCGCAACAAGAACTTTGTTGGTAAAGTTTTGAAGAAAGATGCTTCTTGTCCAGAAAGCAAATGGTAGGTTATTTACCGGCTGATGCCGCGTTTGGTTGCCACTTGTGCCAGCCTTTGTTGGGTAGATAATTTCCGTCATCGTCTTTACGCTTGGGAAATAATGTACCACCCTTCTTGTGCTGACCAAATGCTAGCACAGCACCACAATCATTACAACGTAATTCGTAGTAGTCATTACCTTCTACATTACGCACAATGAATCGTAGACTGGTGCTTCCACACAGACCACACTTCTCTTCTGAAAAGATTTCCTGAATAAGAGCTAGTTCCTTAAAGATTTCCTTTTGGCCGGAACCTTCTAGCTCAAACTGAAGCTTATCATTTGCTTTATAAATTACTTTCATATTTATTTCCATTCGTTAGAGTAACCAATTAAGGTATCTGGTATACTAACCATATTTTGTTGGTAGCCAGATAGTACTCTAATAATAGAAACCGCAGCATCATGAGACAAGCCATAAATATTCTTAGTATCCAAATTATTGCTCTCTAGTAATTTAGTCACATTTATGTTTAATCTACTAGATAATGTATCAATAAAATTGATCTGATTATTGGTTATTTTATTAACACTATCTGCATCTGGATGGTCATCAATATCCTTAGCGATTTCCTCCGCAGCAACAACCTTCCTGAGTTTTAAGGCTCGTCTTAAGGCACGACCTTCTGCTCTGGTTTCTGCAACGGCTACGGGATGATTACGATAAATCTTGTCGCAATTCCCCCAATAAACGTCCGCAGCGCCGCTAACAGACCTGTATTTTAAATTTTCGTCGTTCGACTCAGGAGTTTTTAATACATAAGATATGGTGTGAACCACAGTGGCCCTTTTTTCATTATTTGGATCAGGAGTTTGTACCACTTCGGTTCGAGCTTCTGTAACGCAGCAATCTAGTGCTATTTCGAATATGCGTCTTAATCCGTCTGTTGTAGGATTACCGGCTATTTTCTCATCGTCAGAAAGCAAACCCAAAACATGATCTGTCCAACCAATATCGTTTGGAGATACCTTGACCGACTCAACAGAAACATTCTCTACATTAGTCACTTCTACAACCTCTTTTTTAGTGTTTTTAGCCATATTAATCCTCTATAGTAATTATCCTTTGGTCTGACGGTGGAAATTTTTGTTTGATATTATTAACTTGTTCTAGTAGTTTAGAATATATAATCTTAGCTCTAGTTTTGGAATAGTCCTTAGTTTGCTTGATCCTGATTAGCACTAATCCTTTGCCCAAAATTAATCCTTGCTTTTTCTGATCATAAGATATGTTTTTATTTAGACAATCTTGACCCCACACAGGCTCAAAGTGTGATGGGCCATCAACTTCGATTGCTGTATTTATACTAGGTAAAAACAGGTCAATCTGCAACTTGGTATTTGTCAAAATTTGTTCTTTATGAAAGTCCACCTTGAAACCATCCGAAAGCAAACACTCTAGTAAGAAATTTTCTAGTTTAGATCCTTGTTTACTTGCGACTCTGACTGCATGATTCGCCTTTTGTAAAATGTTTTCCTTAGTTACAATATCCAATTCTTCCCATGCTGTTTTAGCCTTTTGTTTACGTTCATTGAGTTCGTCATCAGATAAAGTCTCCCAAGACTTCATAACTCCTAGCCCTATTTTATCTTTTGTTGTTTGTTTTCTTTCTTTGCCAAGAGTGGGATGTTTATGTTTACCAGTTTTTAAAGCATTCTTTTGAGCAGCGGATTTGTCTCTGATTGCTATGCCTAGTTTTTTAGCATCTCTTAAAATTTTATTAGCATAGGTACCCTGTTGGCTGGCTATATCAGCAAAACTCATATTCTGTTTGACATACAGATCATTCAATAAATTTTTCTTTTCGCTATCAGACAATGAGTTATATTGTTTCATATAGACCACCATAAGTTAATTTTTCATATATTCTTGGTTCGTAATTAAAAAACTTAGTATACATATTAGCAATATCTGTATTCGCACTCAGAATATTATTAACCACTTTGGGACTAAACAACTGCTTCAGATAAGAATAATCATAGATCTTGTTGGCCCAAGGTATACTTTGTGCATAATAAGTCAAACCCTGTTTTTGTACAAATGTAGCACTAAAAATTAGTGAATCTAAATCTAATGCTACAATATGTGCTGGAAAGTGGGAAGCATGGCTAATGTGGAGTACCGGAACCATTTTTGTATCTATAGCATCACAACCACCAGTAAAAATAGAGATATTGCTTAATGGTCTATTTTTTATAAAGTCAGACACCAAGTTTATGATATCATGACTAAATATATCGTTACGCAGCTGCTTAATAATAAATCCTAAATTATGTTGCATAATATTTAAACTTTTAGTATGGTTGATAAAAAGTTGTCTACTGTAATGTGTTCTATCTGTGAGTCTTTTACTAGCTCTCCTCCGGGTCCGATTCGTAGCACACCACAACCCACAATACTAGCTTCTGCTGCATACTCATTCGTTATATTTAAATACTGCATGGAACTTTTCAGAATTTCGTTTTTTTCAGACTCTGTGGTATTTCCTAAATTATATGGATTAGGGCTTATGGCGTCAAACATAACTATATTATTTTGTTCACAAAACTTAATAAGTTCCTGTGTGATATTATAATGCTTATTTAAAAAAGTGCATATGTTATATTGTTTGGAGGATTCTACTTCTTGTGGATAAAAGTCTATATTATTGAGAATATTTGGAATTCTAATCGCATTTGGTATGACAGTATCTTTTTGTGTAGTGATATTATGACATAAATCTAATATAGGGTGTGAAAAATCATAATCATGATATAGATATATATTATATGTTTTATGGTATTCTTCAATAAAAGACGCAATCGCATTAGTGAGGCCAGAAACAATAAATAAATAATCTTTTTCTGATTGATGCAAGCAGCTAATTTTGTATACATCGGAACTTATCGGGAGTAGTCGAATTTTTGTATTCGGGGTTTTGCGTAAATAAGATGCTATAGTTTTAGTTAGCTTTGAATTATTGTCTTGTATTATCATATAAAAACCTTGGCCTTTGGAATATCTCTAACATTATTTATCTTCATAAAGTTTTTCTTGTCTGTGGTCTGTACATTAAAATGAATCTTTTGTTCTATTAGGAGATTAATAATTTCAAATAAATACATTTGCGATATTCTTTGTTTGTCTATATTTTTAATAGCATCTAATGCCATAGGATTAAACATAACACACTCTGTCCATTTATTTGGCAAATCAAAGAACAAGTATTCTATGGAGGATTCACCAATATAACCTATATCAAAATTAGTTTTTGGCTTATTAATACAGTAGATTTGTGATATATGGTTTTGCCCAGGTTTGATCTTGAATGGATTATTTTTAAAAAGCACACCGTTAGTGATTACGAGTAGATTTTGGGTTTGTTTCAGTTGATCTAGAAAAACAGACAACGACGCACCATGATTCGTACTTGCATAATCGGGATTGTAGACTATGTTAATATTTTTGCTTTCACTATATAGTTTAAGTATTTTATCATGCTCAAAACCAGATACGATAGTAATTGCACTATGGTTATTATACTTTTTGATTTCGTTGATTTGATATTCTATAACTGAAATTGATTGTTTAATTTTAAGCAGGGCTTTTGATCCTATAGACTTCATCCCTTTAGTAATTTCTGGTGCTATAATTAAGATATCCATATTAGTATTGATGAATTAGTATATGTTCTATGTTTTTCGTAACGCCTTCAGAAATTAATTGTTCATTTTCTTTGCATAGTTGACGGAAGTTATCAAAAGATATAAATAGACCATCCAAAGAAAAGTACGGAGTTCTACACAACATATGCGCTTTAGGTTTGATTATGGTCATGATTTCGTTGATATCCGCCATTTGCTTATCTAAATCGTGCATATTATTACTATCAACTATCCAAGCATACTGCGATTGGTTTTTATTTTTGTTTGTATCAAATACTATGTTCAAAGCTTTTTCTTTAGGCTCTTCCTGTAAAAAATTGTGTAGTTTCCATTCGCAAATATCTGAAAGGTGATCTTTGAGAGTATTGATAATATCTGATGTATTATTGCTAGCAAATAAAATTACCGAAAGATATTTAGGTTTAATAGGCATCAGCTTGATCTGGTCTGCTATCTTAGTGATAGTATTTTCTGTAGCAAATATTGTAAGATAGTATGGTATTTCACAACGTTTATAAATTTCGCTAGTTAACTTATCAATACCTCCTATATCTTGTTTATTTTTGTCATATGTCGCAAGATCGAATCCATACAAACATCTATAATCGTCTATAACATTAAAGCCACTAGTATCTGTATGAATTGTATAGAATGATTTGATTCTATTGATAATATTCATCGTACAGGGTTCTTCAGCATTTGCTAGATCTGCGAAGATACATTTTTGGCATAATGTCTTCATATTGAGTTTCTCTTGAGGGTTATTACTATTGTGGTATTTTGTGGGTTTTTATTTATTTTTACAATAGAATATGCGTTGTTATATTTCTCTACAATATTCTTAATATCAACAAAGGCAATACTATTATGGATTTTTTCTATAGTCTGAGACATTGTGGCAGAGTCTATCATTTTGTTAACATATCCATTGGATAAAGTTAACATATCTACAATTTCTATGATGCACTGGCCTGTTTGTGGTCTAATTTTATTTAGTAGTTGTACTAATACTGTTTCACACAAATTATAGGATAATGCATTTAATTCTGCAAATCGTAAAACGTCAACAGAGTAGTCTGGTATATTATTAATTTCATTTATATGTATATTTTGGAAACCTGTGTGATCCCCACTTTGTATTTTGATATTGATTATTTTATTCATAGTTTATTTCTTCGTGTATTGATGAGTTTGTCGAGTTCTATAACCATGCTAGTATGAGTGTCATAAATATTGTGTTGAGATTTGGGTGGTTTGTCTAGTGCTTGGCCTATAATAGAATTTATATTAGAAAAATTAGAGACAATTTCTAAATCTAAATATTTATTTTTTTGTGTGGTTATTGTATGACATCCCAATAAACCACATACTATACTATCATAAATATAATCTATTGATATGGCTACTTGGTATTTGGATATTTCTGCCAGTAAATCCGATAAGCTTACAAAGTCTTTATAGGATACCATACTAGCACTAGGATATTGGTTTTTTATAGATTGGTATAGTATGGCCGTTTGTCTTATATTATTTGGATTTAGCACCACTACAGATTCTGTTTTCTTAATCTCCTGTGACACTATATCTGGAAATCCGTAACCAATAATATTATTATAACCAATCGCCCAGTTTTCTGCTATATTAATATCAAAAAATACCTTCTGTACATCGGTTAAATATCTCGCTAGTAAAAACTTATCTTCTTTTTTAATATTGCTGATAGGATGATTATGCACCAATAATAGAGAGGGCATATTAAGCGCCTGGATTCTTGATTGATATTGAGAGTATGATATAGGTTCAGATGCTATGCAGAAGTCGTAATTGATAGAATTAAAATCTATTTCATCAGTAGAACCATATACAAAAACATTATGATTTAAAGACGAACATATAACCTGATCAAACATAGAACCAGTTTTGAGATATATAATGTTAGCAGGATTCTGCTTAATTTTATTATATATAGAATCAATGACTGAAAATGTTACTGTATTATTTTGCATACTAGATCCGATAATGATTTATTGGTGTTTTTGCTTCTGTGTACAGATGTGTTATTTATAGATTGTAATAATGCTTTAGATATACTATCTGTTGTTAATGAATTTTGTTTAAGCTGTATGTCATCTATATTAAGAATAGGTATAATGGGCATTTGGATATGAGATACATCTTTGTGTGTGACATATGGTATATTATGTTGTTTACAATATTTTTCGTACATAACATATTTAGTATATGCATTTAAAGATAAATAACAGTTTAGATTATTAAGAAATCTTATAGAATCCATATGATTACAATTATTGAACATAAAAATAACTTTATCATAATTTGTAATTTTTAAGGATTGCTTCATATCAGAATAGAAAGACTCTAATTCTAACTTCTCTTTGTCTGTAGCAGTAACCAGGATGCATAGAGATACTTCGTCATTAGTTCTAAAGGTTGTTAGGAATGCTTGAATTAGTTTGTGTATAATACCACTTTCCTTAGAATATAATCCCATGAATCCAAACTTATACAGATGATCGTATGCGCCTATATTGTATCTTTCTTTATGACACTGATTAAGAATAAGAGGTATATTTTGCTCATATACTTCCACATTTGTATTTTTATTTTGAATCTGTTCTTTTACTTTAATGTCGTCTACTAATATCGCAGCATAGTGAGATAGAATGTCTGTATTTGTATATTGAATGTATGGACTAATAAAAGGAATAACAATATTAGGCACATAATGATTGATAGCCAGAAAATCTAAAGGGAGATTTTGTATGATGCCATCTAGGTGCGTGATATCATCAAGAGACGAAGCTAGTGTTGGTAAAATACTACTGATATCGAATATATCATTTGAATCAACAGGTATATGTTTGGCAATAATATTTAGATGCTCTACCTGAGATAGTTCATGCAAATTTCTTAGTGATGCTTGGCCGACATAGTTTGGTTGTTGATATGGACCGAGATATAGTATATTTTTCTTGTTCATATTGTATTATTTGTGATCTTTAATATTAGCATATTCTATATAATCATCATTGAACTTGAGAGCATTAACTCTAGCATATTCTGCTTGATTATTATTATCAATTAGAGTATTAAAATAATCTATCATGTCTTTAGTATTGTAACCAGATATGCTCATACCATTGATAGTAAAGCCATAATCTGCTTGTTTCAACATATCCAAAACGTTTTTGTCTAGAGTATAGGTATGTTTTAAATATTTATCAAATACAAATTGAATTATATCTATATTAGAAAGGTTGGCGGGTATAGATGCTGTGTCGATTTTAGATAGAATGTTTGGTGGATCATTCCATTTTGAAACATAATTATTAGATAATTTATCTAGATATGTTTCCCATTTGAGTGCTATGTTATCCCAGTTGTAATGTTTTTCTGTTAAAGAACGTGTCTTCTTCGACATTTCAGATTTATCTGATGAATGATAGAACTTAACGATATATTCAATTAAGCTGTTATTGTCGGGATAGGTTCTAATTGCTTGTGTTTCTAGTTCTTTGAAGTAACTAGCAATAGGCACAGGATATGCTTCTAACTTGTTTACCACATCACACATAGCACTATAATTAACTGTGGCAATAGGTACTCCACAAGCAGCGGCTTCTACTTGTGGCATACCAAAACCTTCGCAGATAGAATATTGTACATACAAGTCGAAAGTGTTATAGATTAAAGATAGATCATTCGTAGACACCCCATGAGTTACAGAGGATAGTGCCATACTTTTTTCTAAGCATCTTGGACATACTTTGGTTGGACCAGTAAAAACATTAGCTTGAATAAAACTACATTTTTTACAAACATATGAAAATAATACTCTGTTAATACATCCATATTCTTTTAAAATTTGAGGCAAGTCCCAACCAGCGTCAGGATAACTAGTGTGCATATACAAATATATATTATTGCGAATGTCATCACTAATATTTTTATCTTTTAATATATTGCCAATAACATTAAAGAGTTCCGGAATCAGTTTGCGTTTCTGATTTCTCATAACGGAACCTATAACAAATGCATTTTCTGGCACACCTAAAGCTTTACGTATTCCTGCTTTTTCTGTTGCAGAATACGGCTTGAAGGTTGTTAGATCCACACCGGGAGAAGCCGTGTCGATATAGTTAACAGAACCAGCGGTTTGTTTTTTTAAAACTTGGGCGCCCCAGTCCGAATAAGTAAAAATGGCATCCGCAGAAAGGAAGGTGTCGATCCATTCTTCTTGTTGTGGTTCAGAGTCAACTGTGGGCATCAGTACCCAATGTACAAACTTTCTTAGAGGCGACCATCTTTGATAAGAATTCATCCAGTAGTCTCTAACATCAATAACAACATCTGGCTTAAAATCTAACAGTACTTTTTCAAATCTCCAGCGACCAAACTGATTATCTGGTCGAGACATATATTCCTTATATCTACCATCTTCGGACTTGACAGCATTGGCATAATATCTCCATTTAATAGCAGTATCTCTAGGATCATTTACAAAACCATAAGAAGCAAATTCTGCTATTTCGTACTTGTTAGTTCTGTGCAATCTAGACAAAACCTCCTTCGCATAAACTCCGAATCCTGAGCTTAAAAAGCTAGCTTCGGAACACATTAATACTTTGAGTTTTCTTTTATCTGTTGCCATAATTATTATAGTGTTGATATTGGAAGAGATATAAAAAAGGGGGTCGTTTATGACCCCCAGTTTTATTCGGTCTTATAAGACTCTACTACTAAAACGCCACAGTTTCCTTGCTGTCGCCCGTCTTAGATGTTGCTCTCGATAGCTTTGTAATCTTCGAGAAATTATTTACCCTGACCTTTAGGGTATTGTGCTTAACGCCATCCTTTTCCCAAGAATCATTCCTTAAAGATCCTTCGATAAGTACTAGATCACCCTTCTTAAAGGATTCACCAATAACTTCGGCACCAGAATCCCAAGCTTCACAATTGATAAAGGAAGTAATCTTATCCTTTTCACCGTTATTCTTGGTATATTCACGAGAAGTGGCCACTGTAAAATTGACAACAGATGTTTGCTTGTCTCCACTGCCAACTACTCGTAGTTCTGGATCCCTTGCAAGATTACCCTTTAATAGTACAATATTCATAACTCATAATCTCCATAAAAATGTTTAAAATACCAAACCGTCACAGTACTATTATATGAATCGGGCCTGTGATGTCAAGTCATAGGCTCAAAACACTTTGATACAACCAGACCGTCTCCTGTTTTCGTTTTATCGCCAAAAAACACAAGAATATTTCCTTCAAACAAATGATGCTTATATTCTGCTAGTTGCTCTGGAAACATTATTAACGAATCTAGTATGCCCACAGAATCTTCGATACTAATAAATGCCATTTCTTGACCTGGGTTTTTTCCTCTTTTTGTTTTAACAAAATTTATAGAAGAAATTTCACCAGCAATAATAACATTTTTATTATATGCGGATGTTTTGAAGGTTTTGCAGTCTGTGTTCGTCATGGTCGTGTCGTATGTATCAAGTTTAGAACAAGACAACGCAACTCCAAGTAGTCCGTTTTCAGAATCAGAAATCCATTCTATTTTATCTGTTAAAGAAAATGGGGGGTGCTGCATGGTATGTATTAGGTTATTGATTGCTTCTTTTCTCTTAGTTGTTAACTTAAAAGTAGCAACACCATCTAATAGCATTTGTTCTAAGTTTTTATAGTTCTTTGTTAATCTAAGTTCATTAAGTTTTTCTAATTCCTTAGCTGTTAGTGCTGACAGAATATCTAACTCAAACAACATTTCTGTGCGGCTCTTTTTGCTAAAATCTACAGCACCACACGATATTAATGATTTGGCTGCGGCAGAGTTAATATTTAATAAAATGTCTATAAGTATATCATACCACGATAAATTATACAAATCCTTACCATCACAGATATCTAATAGTTTCTTATAGACAGAAGCCCCAACCGCTTTGATATCAGTTAGACCAAAATATATCTCTTTTTCTTTGATGTAAAAGAATTCATTAAGATTGCGTAGATCAGGTATTCTTATGTTGATACCCATACTATTAGCATTTCTAACTAGCTCTTTAATTTCTTGTTGTGGATCTATCTTGTCTTTTGCATATCTTAAATATGAGGCAAAAAATATCCTAGGAAAATGTGCTTTTGCATATGCTGAGAGATACGCATTAATAGCATAGGAAACGGCATGACTAGCGTTAAACAAATATCTTTGACTCTTTTCAATCCATCCGAATATCTGTTCTGCTTCGTCTGTGGTAACTATGCTAAGTTTTGCACAACCGTCGATAAATTGCTTTTTAACCTTGGCCATCTTATCGGCCTGCTTTTTACCAATAGCTTTTCTAAGTTCGTCAGCGTCTTGAAGATTAAATCCGGCAATACCTTTAGCGATACCCATCGCCTGTTCTTGATAAACCATCTCTCCATAAGTTTCTTTAAGAATAGGCTCTAGTGCAGGATGAAAGTAATCTATGGATTCTTGTCCGTTTTTTCTATCTATGTAATGATTAGAGACGCTTTTACCATCTCTATAAGCTTCCAAACATCCGGGCCTAAGAATAGAAATCAGAGCCGATAACTGTTCTATATTTTCAGGCTTTAGTTTTTTAGCCATAGACTGTCCTAGTCTTGATTCTAACTGGAAACAGCCTTTAGTATTACCTTCTGATATTAACTCCCATGTTCTAGAACACGCTAGATTAATATTAGTAATATCTGGATTGAAAATAATTTTTGGAGTGGCAGATTGTTCCGATATAGGGAACTTGCAACCGCAATCAAATGTAAAATAACTTGACATACAAATTAGTTGGTGGCGAATGATCCTCTAAATTTAACCTTCTTACCCAAGTTCCTGTGTAGTCTTAAGAACCTAATCAGAATATCGGCAGTATCCCTAACGTCCTTTAGAGCGTCGTGAGCGCCTTCCTTAGATATGCCTAAATAATCTCTTAAATTATCCAAAGTATAGTTCTTGAGTTCGTTATTGGATTCAAACCAATAAAAAATAACATTCATAACATCCACAACATCTCTTGGATAAAATAATGAAGATCTACCTTCTTTATTTAGATTGTTGTATTTCTTACTTAGTCTTTCGATAATACGAAGATCAAACCTATTGATATTGTATCCAGCCGCAATAGGAGCGGTGAAACAAGATCTCTTGTCTGATCTAATATGATACTTTTCGAGATAAGACAAGAATAACTTCCAAGACTGTTGCTGTGGAGTATAAGAATGCCACATTTTTAATATGTCATCTTGTGAACAGCCACGAACCTTAGAATGAAATTCTAGGATATCAGAATCAGAATATGTATATGTAGAGTCGGCCTCAAGTTTCTCGGGCTTGATACTAACATTAAATTCTGAGTCTGGTATAATTTCTAGTCTTAATGGATCGACAATAACCGCCGCTATTTGAACTGGACTGCATGAATCCGGATCGGACCCATCGGTTTCCATATCAAACACACAAAGTTTTTGAAAATTAGGCATTTACTTGTACCGTTGTATCCTCTGTAAAAAATGACTTAACTGACGAATTATTTACTTCTTGGGCATTGATAGACTTGCAGCAACTTACTCTTACTGTTTCTATCTTAACATATTCCATTCCATTGACAAAAAATCTATCATTAACACCAAGTTCATTAAATTTTTTATCTACCATGATTATTCTCCATTTTTAAGAAAGTCAGATATCGTCATAATTTTATCTAACATGGCCACGCCAAGGATATCAAACTTAATCCCACCTATCGCTTCTAGGTCTTGCATTTCCATACCAGCAATAGTTTGTTTATTTTTTGTGTCATAAACCATAGGACACATATCTGATAATCCTTGACTACTGATTAGTACACCAGCCGCATGTTTCGATTGATTAGACTTAGTTCCTTCTAGACGAATGGCTTGTTCAAACCTTTTGGCTAGAGGACCGGCCAACTCTCCGTCTTCATTAATATAGCACCACTCCTTGAGTTTGTCAACATTGTTTTCTAAGGCCCAGCGAATTATAGATGATTCGCCAGTATCATCTTTCATTTCTTGGAGTTCGTCGGCAATTTTTGCTTCGTCGGGAATGTGTTTTGTAATACGATTCATTTCTTCGAAACTAATATTATCATATGCTCTAAGTACGTCTTTTAAGGCACCTCTACCTTTCATAGTATTGAATGTGATCATTTGAGACACCTTATCTCTGCCGTACTTATTCTTAATATAGTCGATTACTTGTTCTCGCTTATTAATCGGTACGTCTATATCAATATCTGGCATACTTATTCTATCTTTAGTATTTCTTCCAGCATTATAGAATCGTTCAAACAATAGATTATATTTAAGCGGATCTATACTGGTAATTCCAATAAGATAAGATACGAGACAACCAGCAGCACTACCTCTACCGGGACCGGGTAACCACCCCTCATTTCTTACATACTGTACAATATCTTGCACTATTAAAAAGTAGCTAGATAAACCAGCACCCTGTAGAACGTCTAGTTCAGACTTAATTCTGTCTACATATCTCTGCTGCTCTTCTGTACTAATACTATTTTGTATTTTTTCTTTCCATCCGTTCCTACACAATTGTCTTAGGTATTCATCAGGATTATATCCTTTGGGACAATCAAAAGATGGCAAATGTGGCTTATCTAAGATGTCGTATTCTTCGCACATTTCTGCAACTATATTAGTGTTCTCTATTTCTGTTTCATTGTGTAATGCAGATATTTCTTCCTGGGAAGGTATGTGGTAATTATCAGACAAAAAGAAACAATCCATACCAATCGATTCTTGGTTTTGTATTTTGCTATTAATTTTACTCAAAGTGGTTTTGAGATTATTGCATAGTAGAATACGCTGATCCATAGCATCTTCTTTTTCTGCATAATGAGCGTCAGGAGTGCATATAACCTTTGTATTGGTAGATTTGCCCAAATCTCTAATAGCACCAGTAAGACTAGCTTGTAATGCTATGTTGTCTTGGTCCATGAGTTGGGCTTCTAGAAATACATTTTCCTTGCCAAAAATATCTTTAATATTATGGATAAAGTTTGTACCTAGGTTCATATAATCTTTTTTAATTGCATTATTCTCAGTAATAATGTCAGCTAACGTAGAACCTAGATGTCCTACTACAGCAATCATATTGCCAGTATCAACAATAGACCTTAGAGTTTCTATATCGAGTCTTGGCTTGTGATAAAAGTATTCTGGCTTATTAGATTCAGAAACTATGCGTATTAAATTCTTCCATCCCTTATAGTTTTTTGCAAGTACTATAAAGTGCGAGAGTTTGCGATTAGCCGGTTCTTGTATAGACGGATTTTGATCACAGATATATAATTCACAACCCAATATAGGCTTAATGCCTTTCTTGGTCATGTCACTATAGAACTTGACCGCACCCGCAATATTACCATGATCGGTTAACGCACAAGACTTTGCTTCAATCTTGGTGCATCTGTTTGCAATCTGTTCGGTTTTACTTAGTCCATCCAATAGAGAATAGTGTGATTCCCTAAGAATGGACGTGTAAAGGAATATATTTCCTATTCACGCCCATCTATTTGTCTCCTTATTAAGTTGTGCTTCCTGGAGCTTTATATTGTCCAAATGCATGGTTCTTGTTCTTATACTGATTAGTTACAGTATTAATACCGTAAAGTTCTATTTCGTGTTTAATTTGTTCACATTTAGTCATTGCCGTGCCGGGACTACAAGCCTGACCATCTCTATATTCTATTAGAGGTTGTACATGGGTGTTGTCGAATGTGGTTTTGCCAAAATGACATAACTTATTGCACATCCAACTTTTGTTTAACTTGGGGCGTTTTGCCTTCTTAATGATTTCAAATTTTTGTCGCAACATATTCTCAGTTTCGGCTAAGTCTTTTTTATCAAAACAGATAGAAAACGGACCACCGTCATTGATGAAGTATATAGAAAAAATAATATGATCTATCTGAGGATATAGGTGACTAATAGCATAGTGATATATTCTTAGCTGAGGATCTCTTTCTAGTTTTTCTTGTGTTTTTTCTTCGCCAGTAGCCCAGTCTAATCGTCTGCCGGTCTTCCAGTCGATCACTTCTATCGTATTATCGTTGATGAGCGTGATCAAGTCAATAGTCCCTTTTAGTGCAAGATTGCCAGAAATCTTACCATCTGCTGTATCATATTCATACGCAGACCACGGTTTCTTAATCTCAAAATCAAAGTGTTGTTCTGGACAGAGAATATTTCTTTTTCTTGGGTCAAACATACCATCATTAAACTCTATGGCTTTGTAGACCCAATTATGACAATCCTTATAGTCTTTTAGTGACCACTTATGGTGAGGACTATGTGTGGAGTAATAATTGTATACTTTTTCAATAATAGTATTTAGTGAATAATTATTTATATCCAGTTCGCCAACCACATCGTCTATAATAGTAGTTTGATTGTCTTGTTGTGCTTTTTTAATAACTGCTAAGATTTCTAGTACTTTATGAGTAATAGTACCTTTATCAGCCTTTTGTCCAGATGGCGACCTCCAGCCAAGCACATATTCTAAATAATATTGTTGCTCACACATAGAGTGTGTGTTGAAGCTAGAAGATCTAAAATAAGTAATAATCATTTATTGCCCGAGTATAGTTTAAGAATATTTTGTAGTTCAACACACTGATCATAGATGCTCATATTATCATTTTCGATTATATGACTAAAGTTTTGCCAATCGTATCGTTCCTTATCCAAGATAATTTCACTAGTATGTTCCGAATTATCATACTTGCGTGTTAGTCTAATAACTACACCTTTATACTTTTTAATAGCATCAACTTCATTCGGAAATCTACAATCTGTGATAATAGCGACATGTGGTTTTTCTTTGTCTATTTTCTTCAATGTTGCCTCGGCCCAAACATTGGTCTTAAGTTTTCTAAATAGATCGGTGCCTATGAGTTGCATAGCATCTCTAGCAGTTAGTTGTTTACCTTCCCACTCTAGGTCTGTTAATTGATTTTTTTCTTCATCTGACCCATAGCATTGATTGTATGTCATACCTAATATGTCCATACAAATATTTTGTTTAAGAATATCAGCAAAATTATAGATTTTGATAACTGGATCTAAAATTTGAAAAGCTTTTTGTATATTCCAGTCTGTAGTTGAGCGACTGCAAGGATCAAAAACCCCCTTATAATTATCATCACCGCATAAGTCAGAAATTTCTATTTGGCCTTTCCAATTAATCCACGCTTTGGCAGCAACTCCTGATTCGACCATCATAAGCGAATAAATAAAATTACCGCTCGTAGACTTGCCTGATTGCTTTTTGCCCGATATGCCGATAATCATATTGTATCTATCCTATATTATATTTAGTTTTTTAATCTCTTCTATAGACATGGATGCTATGTCATTAGCCGGTATATCTATATGAGTGACATTATACGTTTTCTTACACTTCGTATAAATTTTTTCTCTAGCCTGATGCCCCGCTTCATCATTATCCATTATTGTTATAATATCCATAGCGCCAGAACAATCAACAATCATTTTTTGACGATCTGTAAATGTAGTACCAAAGATCGCCACAGCGTTATGGATACCAGCTTCCTCAAGCCTCCATACGTTACCGGGACTTTCTACTAAAATAACAGTATTGTTATGTGTTTTAATGTGTTGTTTAGCGGCCCAGATATTGTATACGTTATCTCCTGATTTAAATCCTGAACTATGTTTCCACTTGGAGTATTTCCAAGACTCTGCTTCATTAGGACAATGATGCCTTGGATCATGGTGCGCCTTACATTTGGAGCATTTCTCAAATAGACTACGACCAGTACAACCAACTATATATTCGTTATTATCGTCAAAAATAGGTACTACTGCACGATTATACATCTCTTTAGTATCGTCATAGCAATCACCAACATAATATTTAGATAATATCGCCTTGCTAAAACCTCTACCGAGAAAATATTCAGAAGGTACAGATATCTTAGACAACAGATAGTCTTTAGAAATTTTAAGTTTATCCTTATCAGAAGATTCTGTAATATATCTAACGGTATTTACAAAATCATTTTTGTCTTTAACTTTGGCATCTATAACCGATAGACTATTAATATCTATCTTGTTTCCTAGGAACTGTTGAATAAACTGAATAGCCTCATTAAACGAACACGTTTTATCTCCGTTATTTTGCCAATTATATTTCCTATGAGATAAACATCCTCTAATAAATCCTATAATAGAAGACTTAAATACATCTTGACAGTTGTGTGTACGACACTTCCAGTTTCCTCTATAGGAATCTCCAATATGGTATAGATTACACGCACCGGTATTGTCTCCGCCATGTATTGGACAAGACATAGTGGCCATCTTATCATATAGTTTATAGTCTATATGTAGTACGTCCAATAGTTCTTCTATTCTGTCACAAACAGCATCACTAATTGCTTTTAGATGCTGCTGATTATACGAAGGGGATTTCGGTTTCATGAGAGCCGTCTGATTCGTCATCTACTACAAATCCTTCTTTCTTGGTAGAAACATTGTTCATAATCTCTAGTCTGGTTTTACCTTCTACTATCTTGGCACACCAGCCTTTCATATAGCAGTTGATATAGTCGTTGTCGTCTAATCCTCCGCCGTGTCTACTAATAAGTGGCACTAATTTTCTATTACCGTTAGCGGCACCATCTTCTGCTATCTCTTCATCGGACTTGCGCTTAAATATAGTAAAATTACTACATAGCCAGATGATTCTATCAGATCCGCTTGCAGAATCGGTACTTTCTTTAGTTATGCCATCTCTATTTAGCTGTATGAAGGCCACTATTGGAACCTTGTATCTGACTGCAAAGTTATGTAAACTGGTCATCATGAAGCCTAGAACTTGATATTCCTTAAGATCCTGACTAATACCAGCACTATCCATAAGCTTTAAATAGTCATAGAATATTACGCATTCTTTAGCCGTACCATCTTCATTTAATCCTACATCCTTGACCAGCCACCTTCTCATAATAGCCAACTGATCCTCAAACGGCTTGCCTGCGATACTCTTATGATAAATCTTCATGCTCTTTAGTTTTTCAACCGCTGTCATGATTTTATTCTTTTGATCTGCTGATTCAGCAAATTTACCGGTTTCAATAGAGTTCATATCTACTTCGCTCATCATAGCTAATAGTCTATGGATATGATCTTCTCTATTCATTTCGGTATCCATATTTAAAATAGGTATACCTAGAGCAGCTATGTTTTTACCCATATTATCGGACATTAGGGTTTTACCAACTTTTGGTCTAGCACCAATCACATTAATAGTGCCTCTTCTTAAGCCACCCCCAATAGCCTGATCGTATATGGGAAACCCCGTTGGAATACCAACTTGATCTACTTTGTTTTCTTCTAGTTGTTTGATATAATCATCAATAGATGAAGAAATCTGCTCTGGTCCGCTTTCTGCATCATTAAGTAATGAACTAAAATTAAAGATACTATCTTCGGCTATACCCACAATAGACGATATAGATTCATTACCCGTAACTTCTAATATTTTGTTTTGCGTATTTTCTAACTGTTTACGCAATAGACGGGCTATTTCTAGTTTGCGTATCTTGGCCGCAAATTTTCTAACATTATCTAGATTGACAGGAAAATCTATAATAGCTTTAAGATGCTGTGCTTCTTCTTTCTTGTTCAGAATATGGCTTATATCCAATTCTTGAGCAGCAGAGTATATCGATGCAACATCCAATGATTGTTTGTTGTCTTTTTCACAGATATGCTTAATGCATTTGTATAAGACCGCATTGCTATCTACGGTAAAAGAAGACTCTTGGAGTATATCTACAACATCCAAAAACGCATCTTCGCCATATCTACATATACCAGCTAAAACTGCCCTTTCGGCAGAAGGATCGCATAAAATATTTGGCATTCTTACCCCTGAGAAATTGAGCAATTATTGCATTTGTATCGTGACGGATCGTAGACGAGTCCAGGGTTAACCTGTTCAGACCTACCGCAGACTCTGCATTTTACTGTGATGGGATCAAAATGTCTAGTCCTAGGTATTGGCGGATTCTTAGACAGTTTCTTATCTATCGCAGCATCGTCCTTAAACATATACATTTCTTGCATAGTCAAAAACTTATTGGTGCTTTGTGGCTGCTCCGGCTCTTTTTTCTTTTTTGTTTTTCTGGCTTTTGTGGTCTTTTTAGGCTTTTCTGTACCACCATCATCGCTATCTTCTTTAGGCAGAAGTGCTTGTAGTACGGATATAATATCTTTAATCTTTTGTGGGTCGTTTAGTAGTTCTTTAGGATCCATGTTTCACCTTTGTTTTATGAACAGACACTAATATATCGGATAGATTTTTGATTCCATTAGCTATATATGATAATCTATCCATACGCTGCTTTGCATATTTCTTTATAGAGTTGAGATTACTTGCTCTTTCATTATGCTTAATAGCCTGCATGGATTTTTCTATATAGCCATATCCTTTATAGTTATTGATTTCATCAGCTATTACTTCTTTGATAGTTTCTTCTGCCCAGTTGTGCCTAGCAGTTTCTCTGTTGGATGTTCTTTGTACATGCAAAGAGAATTGGGCTAATCTCAGAGAAATTTGAATACAGTCTTCTGGTGATAGTTTTTCTATCTGCGATCTATCCATATTAAGATAACCATTCAATTCATCAGAGGATAGCGACCCATTATATTTGGGAAGTCCAATAGACTGTTCATATTCATCTAGGATTGAATCCCATTTTTCTAGTTCTTCTTTGGCTGTTTTATGCATTGCTAATAAGTTCCTTCCACTCGGTTGTTGTATCAAAAGGTAGTGCTATATAAGATATTCCATTATTGACACACCAATTTTGCTTATCTTCGTCTCTTTTTTTACTCTTAACGAAACCCATTACATTCTGATGATAAAATTGTACAAACTTATAATGCTGTTCACCATGAACCTCAATACATTTTTTAATAAGTGGTAAATAAAAATCTAGGTATAAAGTCTCGCTGCGTCTAACCGGAATTGGAACTTCTTCTAATACCTGTAGGGTTGGATATATTTCATGTATCAAGGATCTGGCCAGTAGATGTAAATCTGACTTGTTTTGCAATCTGCTATTAGATATACAACCAGTAATAGACCAAGAAACTTTATTATTGTCTAGGTCTTTAATAATCATGTTTTAATGCCCATAGTATCTTTAACAGATTTGACCAGATTATCATACGCAGCAGAATTCTCTAATAGATACGCTCTTACCTTTTCTACTCCCTGGAATTTAGGACTATCTTTTTCGGATGTTAGCGTGTACCAAGCACCACCCTTATTAATAATACCTATATCTGATGCTATATTGATAATTTCTGTATATTTATCTATACCTTGGCCATATCTAATATAACTGGTAGTTGTAGCGCCCGGAGGTCCCAATGCAGAACACACCACTTGCCACTCTACTTCCTGTCCTATTTGCGTACCATCTGCCCCAGTTGTCCACGGTTTAAAAGTTTTGGCTCGGAGCTTGATGTCAGTTTGATAGGCGATTGCCTGACCACTCTTTTCCTTAAACTCTGCACCATAACCAGTTGGATTGCCCATTAAGTGAGTAATACCAATAACAATATTCTTATTGACCGGAATAACGTTGGCAACTTTACGACAAAACTTAGCTAATAACTTAGCCCCGTCTGCTCTTTGCATCTTGTCCATATCACTTGTAATTTCTGCTTCTGTACATAGTGCAGAATACGAGTCTATGATGAGTACGCATCCGGGTTCTTGATTAATAATTTTTTCAGCTATTTGTAGATATTCTTCTGCGTGTAATATTTTACCCTGCTGACTACCTATTACATGAAATCTATTTAGATCCAATCCCTTGATACCTTCTAGGTCACGCTTTTTAATTCTACCTTCAATATTTAGGTAATACACTTCTCTAGGTGCCTTAAGATTGCCTTGGTATTCTGGCTTCTGTGCCGTAGCAGCAAAGTCCAGTGATGTAACAGTTTTACCACATTTAGGTTGTCCGGTTAGAACTACGAAACTACCCTCTGGCACACCACCGCTCAATATCATATCTAGAGACGGACTAACCGGTATAACTACTACTTTTCTATCAACGATAGAATTACCGGATAAAATTATATCATCGCCAAAATCTTTTTTGACTTCTGTTTTTATACTACTACTCATTATCTAATTCCTTGAGCTTTGAAATGATGCCTTTTTTACTTGGTGTTGTAGTTTTATATTTAACATTATCAGATCGATTTAATTGTATAGATAATGTCTTGTTTTCTGCATCTACAATCTTTTGATATCTGTCTATGATAGGCAGAAGGTGCGGCGCTCGCAAGGAATATATTTTGGCTGCGTCCTTATCTTTTAGTGCCAACACGATAGCCTTCGAAGAATATTTTTTAAGCAGTTTATGTGCTGATGATATTTGATTTCTAAAATATACAGCCCACTCATCAGATACCCAAAATCTAAAGTGTAAATCTTTTTTATTTCTTATTGCTTGATGTTCACAGATGATTTCAGTTATATATTGAGCCGCAGATACTTCCTTATTATTGGAGTACTTTGATATATAGGTGTCCGACATAAATATGATTAAGTTAATCAGCCTCTAGGTCTAAAAATATTGGTGTTGTTATTATTTCCTTTAGTAGTCTTTTTAGCTACTTCGTCAGACAAAAAAGATGCCTCTTTTGTCATTATGGCCACACCCTTATTTCTTTTTCCTGCTGTTTCTGAAATCATCAACTTACTAATTCTACTAGCCTTTTCTTCTGTGGTTTCTGCCAATGCAGCACTAACAGATTCTTCTGATATATTAAGTTCTTTGGCTATGTCTGCAACTGGAACCTTTTTGTGGTTAAGCCACTGTATAGCATAAGATGTTGTGTTGGATATTTTTTTAGACATTAAACCATCTCCCTGTTTATGTTATTATAGATAGACATATTTTGTGTTTGCAAAAATGTCAAATACATTTCAAATAAATTATGGCTAGTTTCCTTAAACTTCACTTTAGGCTCATTAGATTTATTAATAAGATTCTTCTTAGAATTAACATTACCATATATATTGTATGGGTTATACAGCATATTATTCTCATCTATTCTTACAAAGAATTTCCATCTATTTTGAAGATGTAATTTTTTAGCATAAACATACTCTGAGTCGTGATCTGACAGGCTGTTTCCACTGTCATCGACAGTCTTTGAGTGTGCTTTAATAGTATAGAAAATATTTTTTTCTGTTTTAGATTTGCTGTTTATCGCAAAGATTGCGTTAGATAAATCTTCATGCATCGGATGTGTCCTTTGTGTCTTGGGTCCTATTATCTGTTTTATTGATGGTATCTATAATTGCTTCTTTTATGAAGCCAAAAAATGAGTCCACATAGTCTCCGTATACAACACCCGTTGGTACGGGAATGTGATAGTTTTGTTCGAACATTCCTTTAGAGCCAACATACTCACCCTTTTCGTTTTGTTCTAACACATTGGCATTAACCTTAATCAATATTTCGTGTGGGGCTGTTGTTAGCTTGGCTTGATCCTCAAAAATTTCTCCATATTGGGCGGAAGCCATTCCCAATACATCCTTAATACTATCAGGATGTAGGTCTTTCATATTCTTAATAAGTTCTATATATTCTTCGTTTAGTTGTTCGTTGGATTCTGTCATTTTGGCCACTGTATTTTGGGTTGTTTTTTAAGTCTACTCATGCCCTTTGGTAATTGTTTTTCTAGGTTTTGATCTTTATATGCGTTATGTTTGTGGTGCAAGTAATCTTTTTCGTCCTGACTTAGCCTATCTCGATTTCTGTTGGCTAGATCTCCTAGTTTAAGTTCTCCGTCGGATTTAATTACAGAACCAGACACATTGGTTAAATCATCCGCATAAGAGCGATGAGTATGTTTGCTGCCACACGATACACAAACCTGAGTGTCTGAGTATTGAGCAAAAGTTAGAAATAGCTCAAACTTATTGTTGCAGTCATCACAAATAAACGTATAACTCGGCATCAACCAACCTCTCGCTGAGTTTTAGTAAATAGTTTTCTGTTATTAGTCTTCAGAAATGTAACATATTGATTAAATATTGTCTCAGGAACTTGTATAAAGGAATCGGTTGTTTTGCAAACCTTATTTACTGCACTATATAGTTGCTTGTCCTTAACAGATGAATGAAGTTCAAAAGGATCATGCAATTTCTTATTTGGTGAGCTTCTTACAAAGAATGCAAAATTATCTGGATCTAACATATTACGAGCTAGCTTATTCTTGATCTTTTTCGCGTATGTCTGATCTGTCTCTTTTAATGTTTGAAAGTTATCTTCTTCATCCTTAAATTCTGCATGATCTGATGTTGTAAAATAATAAGCGTCCGCAGATTTGTGCTTTATGTTAAAGTCATTAATGTCGATTTTCATTTCTAAGATGTCCTATAAATGGTTCCCATTCCGCGTAAGAAGCGTGAGATATACCTATACTAATCAAATCCTTGTGCCAAGGCAAGTACAAAGTAGAATACTTGGGCTGTACTGGCTCTTTTAATAATGCCATATTAGCTTCTTCTGGCGTCTTATTGGCTTTTTTAGCATTACATTTTACGCAAGCTGTAACTATATTTGTCCAGTTAGTAGATAGCTTTTTATTACCTATATGTCTAGACTTAGGTACAACATGATCGTATGTTAATTGGTTTTGAGCATATTGAATTCCACAATATTGACAAGTAAAATTATCTCTAATAAATAGATTTTTTCTAGAGAAATTAATATTTCTTTTATAGACATCAAAATAATGACTTGTTTTTGCTACGGCCGGAATTGGATATTGTTGTCCGCCCGAGCATTTAATAAAGTCATCTTTGTAATGTGCTAAAATTTCAATAGAGTACTCCGTATCTGTCTCATACTTTAAGGACCATACTATAGCCCTCTGCCATGAGATAATACGTAGTGGTGAAAAATCAGCATTTAGTAATAAACACCTACGATGATTCGTTTTGTCTTTCATAAGATTCTAGTCTAGAAATAATTGCTGCTATAATCGGATTTCTGACTATATCAACAGATTCTAGAACAGAAAATCCTATATTATCGATACCATCTAGATATTGTATCATGCTTAGGAAACCTCCACGCAAATGTCTAGATAGATCTGATTGTCCTATATCACCAGTTAAAACCATTTTACTTTCTCTGCCAATTCTGGTCAACAACATTTTAAGTTGGTCATATGAGGCATTCTGGCATTCATCTGCCACAATAAAACTGTCATGAAAATTGCGACCTCTCATTAAGCCAAGTGGAACTACTTCAATCTTATTGTTAAGTTTTAAACTAGCGTATAGAGCAGGGGAAATAAAGTGGTTAATTTCGTCCAGAATAGGCAGTAGATAAGGGTGTAATTTTTCTTCTGCTGTTCCTGGTAAATATCCAATTTTTTCGCCAGCCTCTAACACTGGTCTGGTTATAATAATTTTTTTAACTTTCTCTTCAAGAAGATATTCCAGAGCCATACCTATAGCGATATGTGTTTTACCACTACCAGCTAATCCCTGACAAAATGTAATACCATTTTCAGCAATAGTTCTAATATAGTTTTTTTGGTTTTCTGTTCTAGGTTTGAGCCTATTTCTAAAACCACTATATGGTGTAACTATTTCAAGATTATTGGTAATATCAATAGGGGATCTGTTTTTCTTTTTTGATTGTTTTTTTCTCAATGTGGACCCTTTACTAGTAGAGTTTAAATTAGATTAGACAAGCACCGCCCGCACAACTAATTTCCTCTATCCCAGTCGTATTGTCCTCTGTTTCCGATAGTTGCGTATAATCAACCTTTTTGAAACTGTTAAATAGATCACAATAGATCTTCCAATTATATACATCTTTCATACAATATGTAAGTCTCTTGACGTCTCCATCAAAATACTTACCAGCAAAATTTTTCATTTTGGTTACAAATAATAGCTTATCTTGGCTATCATTTTCTTTAGCTTGGTTTAAAGATACATAATCACAAGCGGCCCATAGATTATTATTAAAGGCATTAAGACCTAATTCAATAAGTCCAGAACACCATAGAGCAGCATCGCCGTACTCTTTAACAATCTCTCTACTCGTATAAACGGTAGTAAATGGTGCTTGTGGATAGTCTTTATCTCCGCTTTGTGGAATGAGACTTATACCAGCAAAATATTTTCTATTATCATAGATATACTTTGTAACTTCATCCCATTCGTCTGGCTTTACAGTAACAGTATTGCTTACATTATGACTTAGATACTCCTGTGTGCATAATGCTCTGTTCTTACCAGAATTGACCCAATTCTTTTGTGTTTCTTTGACAACAGCGAGCATTTCTACCGCCGGTAGTTGATTCTTTAGTTTTGCTCCGTCTGGAACCTCTATCGGAAATTTGATTACTTCGTCCGTGTTGTTTGCTGACCACGACGATAGTTCACAAGCTTGTGGATTTAACTTTTTGAAGTGCTGGTATGGTGCCTCTAAAATATTGGCCTGTACATGGCGAATATAGCGTTTAGCATGGTGGGGATGGATGCCAGAACTTGTGCCAAGCATACTACTACTAGTACCCTCTGGTTTTAGGCATGTAACTCTAGCGGCTTGATTAATATTGATCTTTTTAGCTAGTTGCTTATTAGTATCAACAGCAATCTTTGCCCCCTTGGTTAAGACCTTTTCTGTGAGTACAAGATCATGCTTTTCCATTGTGCCTGTAAGTGATACTCCCAACAAGGCTTCTCTATCAAAAATCTTTTCGCTAATATCACCGAGATAAGCAAGCTTAGTAAAGCCAGCCTGTAAAGTACCAATAATTGATGCGGCTCTGCACCTTTCATAAAAATCATCTTCGTCAGTAACACTAGAGCAGTTTATAGTTGACAGATTACATCCCTGCCATCCGCTCTTGCCACTCTCTTCATCAACTGGCCACATACCAATTTCCACACATGGATTAAAAATCATTTCTGTGGACTCACTCCAAATAAATCCTGGTTCTCCAAACTCTTTAACGCTTTCCATAAGAATCTTAAATTCTTCAAATGTTGTTTCGTTCTTTAGAAGCAGCGCCGAGTTATTACTTCTGGCCCTTTGAGGATTTTCGATATACCAGTTACCTGTTTTGGCTTTGGCCATTTCTTCATCATCTGGACTAAATAGTGCTAAACTAGCAGAGCGACGAACACCACCACTCAAAACAGCATCACTACTATGCATCACAATATCATATGCGTCGATTGGTCTTAGTTTTTTCTGACCGTTGGCTACGCAACGATCCAATAAGGCTCTAATTTTTTCTAGTCCCTTTTGCAGTGGCTCAAACCCTGGGGCCTTGCCAACACCACTAGCGAGAGAAGAACCTTTGGCTCTAATATTGGAGTAATCAAAAATAACATATGTGTTCTTATAAGATTTAAATTCTTCGATTGGCTTACTAAAATATGAACTTAATAGCACACCTAAAGCATTAGCCCATCCTTCGATACTATCTTCGATTACATATTTTGATGCTTGGTCGTTTTGTTCTACATTGTGTTCTAGTGTTGGGAGCTTGGAAACATGGTGCTTTTGTACACTAAATCCAGTACCACTACCACAGAGCAATAGCCAAAAACACTCTTGAAAAAATCTTAGTCTATCACAATAAGAACTTGTGCAGTTATAAATCTTTGCGTGTCTCTTTAGGATAGGATCTCCACCAAACTGTAAGGCTCGTTGAGAACCTAATACCTTTTTCTTGTACATCATATCATATGCCCATTCAATCTCCTCAGAGATTTCCTTGTCAGCATACATAGTATGCATCATATTCTTTACTCTTTCAACCGCCTCTTTCCAAGTCTCTCTACGATTTTTATCTTCTAGCCAACGAGCATACTTACTAACGAAAGTATAATTTTGCAATTCTTGTAGAGCCGACATATTTTCTCCTTGTAACTTAATTAATTGATCTTGAAAGAGTGGTGACTAATATTAGAGATGGATTCGATCATTTTTGTGGCGTCACCGACAATAAGAGTAATAAAACGTCATCATTGTATACTACAATACACCACACAAATTTTTAATCCACGAAAGATCCGGTGCTATCCTGATGATTTTGATACCACTATTTTGTGTAAATGTATCAAATATTTTTTGTTCTGATTCATCAAATAAAACAGTTCCATGATTATCTGACATAACTACAGTATCAATGCCTTCTTGCCATAGTGCCATGATACAATCATTACAGCACTGCCCTGATACATATGCGGTTCCATTATCTGGCCTAACCACACAATTACTAAGGGCATTTCTTTCTGCGTGTATCATCCATTTATATTTAGCCGGTCTGTCTAGAGGAAGAATATTATCCGGCATATTCCTTGGAAATCCATTGTATCCTACTCCTAATATACGATGCTTTTTATCTGTAATAACACAGCCATGCTGCGTATGAACATCGTGACTACGTTGAGACACAACTTTAGCTAATCCTAAGAAATAATCCGTCCACGCTGGTCTCATTTTTTCCTCTTGGGTGATAGACTATTCTAACACCCCGACAGAAATAAGTCAAGCGTTGGATTACTTGTTGGCTGTGATTTTGTTATAGACCATCAATGCTATAACAGAACCAACAATACCCATTAAAATACCCGCTGGAGAAACAGCAGAATATTGTCCTAGTAGGTATAGAATCGCTCCACCCGTATATGAACCAGCGACTCCTAAAGCTATGGTTTGTAGAAAACCAAATCTTTCTTCGCCGGGCACTATAGACTTAGCAATAGAGCCTACCATAACGCCATATACACACCACATTAATATACTAAACATCGGATGCCTCCACTAAAGTAATAATTTCATCCTCCGTGAGTTCTGGACCAGTTTCCATAATAGCTTTTTTAAGTTCAGAACCATAGAGCTTGTAATCTTCCGGAGATAGTTTTTGTTTGATAATTTTATTTAATCTCCACATAGTCAATAAATTTTTCTTAATGCATATGGTCGCTACTTCTTTTTGCATCGCTTCTGCTTGTTTGTTTCTGTTGAGTCCTCGTAATTTATTCTTATTGCATTCTTGTATAATACGAATTAAAGACAATACAATACCAATAATCATTAGTATAAGAATAATACTTTGAGAATTTTTATTATACAAATTGCTAGGCAACTTGTCTTGAATATTCATTTTATTCATAACTTTAGCTGCTATTAGTTCTAGTTTTTCATTTTGTGACATATATTTTGCCTTTATTATTATGGTTCACAATAGCCGCAATCTACTTCTTTAATACCGTCGCCACTCAAATATTTACCCGTACCTTTACAAACTGGGCAGTCTTTTCTTGCATATTTTGTGACTATAGGAATATCACGAGCTTTAATGTGCGCACCTACCATAGTTACCACAGCAAGACTACCACCATCATAAGTTTGACGGCGACAAGCTGCTAAACAGGTAAGTGATAGAAGAAGTATAACCAGCAAAGTTTTTCTTGTCATTTTTTTGTCTTTTTTGTTATAGAATCAATTTTATTTCTAATCCAAGGAAACTTAGGCTTGTTAACATTTGGCACGTTATCGTTTGTAACGTGTGGCTGTAAAATCTTTAATACACCTAAGATAAAACTGGTAATAATTTTAATTAATCTATTTAATGCGATTTTATCTAATATATTCATAGGTAATCAAATCCATAGTCTGGGAGTTTTTGTAAAGGAAAACCATCAAAAGCACTAAAAGCAAAGGCACCACCACCTCTTAGCATACCAGCAGCAACATCTGCGGTAATTAAAAAAGAACCGTCTGGAATCTTGCCCCAATCTGGATGTCCACCACTATTCCACTTACCCCAACTATTCTGTACTAAAAATAATGGTTCACTACCAGTATCATCACAAGCGATCCATGCCATCGCGTGCGCCCAACTACCACTAGGACTAGCAATTCCCTTTTCATTTCTAGTTCTAGAAAATCCATAACCCGAACACACATTTATTCCATAGCCATTAGCTAAAGCATCTCTAGCTTCTTCAATGGTACGAATATTACTAATAGTTTTAACTTGGTGTTTTTGTGCTAGTTTTTTAACACTGTCTGGCACACCACTACTACCCCATCTGGAACCAATAGAACTATCGTATTTAGATAGATCGATAACATCATCATAATTTTTTCTAACTAAAACACCACCTAGTTTACTAACGAACTCAGCGGCCCTAGAACAACTCATACCTTGTCCACCGTGACCTCTACTACCATATATAGCTTCAGTAGCTCCTCTAGCAATCCATGCTTCTCTTTCATGATGTACATGAATTTCTATGGCTCTAGTAATATCTACTGCATTTCTAGTTCCATGGCTTACGCAATCTCCAGTAGTTTGTCTCTCTTCGTAGGCTAGCTTATCAAATCTTAATACTGATTTAAATGGTGTGCTAAGTTTACCCTTTCCAGTATCTTGAATTTGAAAATTAGCATCACTAAAGTAAGGATACTTTAATTTACTCATTAGTTTTTCTAGGTGTTCTGGTTCATCAATACAACCAGAAAAACCATGAGAGTACATATCATAGAGTGTTTTAGGAGTAAATTTAGGCATAGATTTATAAACCTTGATTAATGGCCCAGGCCAATGCTCTAAATACGTCTACTCCTTTTTGACGTAATTCTGGAGAAAGTACCACATTATCTTCACCAATATAGGCTAATACAATAGAATTGAGTTCTGGACCAAGATCCTCGTATTTATTTTTAATATTCAAATCTGACATCCTGCCACTTAATCTATTAGCTTCTCTAATTTCTTCTGTGTTTTTAATAACAGTGTCTTCGTCGTCAATAGAAATGAGTTTTGCTAAATCTAGATACAAACCTACAAGTTTTTTCATATCTGTTTGTTTTTCTGGATTTTTAGCAGATCGTACTATGTCCGTAAGCTTTGCGCATCGTGTTTGTAGATCATCTGACGGCGTAGCAATGGTGGCTGCGGGCTTAAAAATAACAGATGATATAGAGGGTTGAAAAAACCCAACACCTATTAGTACAGCAGCAACCAACCATAAAACACCATTATTTTTATTCATTGAACAACCTCTTTTTTGCCACATACTGTGGGACTAAGATATGGAAACATTTGATCAGCTACCTTAATAGCTTCTACACATCCGCTTTTTTCGGCCAAGTCTCTAGTTTGCTTCCATGATACGATGAGTTTAAAAAAGATTTCATCTGTATCTGCCGCCGCAACAACTTTTGGTAGTACCACAGGATCAACCTTGGGTAGTCCTACAGACCCCTTCTTGTTTAGTAGGTCTTTAACACCACTAAAAAGAGGAGATAAAACTGGAGTAAGATTATCTTTAAACAAAATCCATAGAACCAAAGCTACACCAGCATATAGTGCTAGATCCATTGGTCCTGTTTTTGCTGCTAACTCTTCAAAACTTTGTGTAAAATTAAAGTTCATAATATTTATCCTCTTTCTTTTATAATCATGTGGTTGCTGGTGATGGTTGTTGAGACTTTTTTAGGAAAACACCAGTATTCCTAAATGTCGTAACCAAAGCGTCTATAGTTGCGCCTACTAGTATCATTAAAAAAGCTTTGATATATTTGTGGAGTACTGGCTCTAAAACATTTGGAACCACAGGAATATCTACCACAACAAATACCGAATCATAAAACTTATTTAGTAGATCCATAGCTAATGCTTTTTTATCTGGTCCGCTTAGATCGTTACCTATGGCTTCTATAATTTGAATTACAGAGGCGGTGGCTAGTTGTAAAACTTTCCAAGCTTCTGCAACAGCAATAGCCTTGACACTACTCAAACTATTCTTACTACTAAGAATTAGTTTTTCTACTTCTGCTCTTATTAGATCTTGGCTTGTTAGCATTTTTAGGTTCTCTCTTTTTTGGGGTTGTAGCAACAGGTTCTTCTTTTTCTTTCCAAGTTTTTTTGATCTCTTTCCTACTATTAATATATTTGTACAAAATAGCCAGCTGGCCACCGATTAAAATAATGCTTTCAACTCCATGACTTACGTCTCGTATTAAGTCTTCTTTTTGGCTATTATCTCCTATTAGACCTAGTAAATACAGGCCGCTAAAAAGAAAACTGACCAATGTAAACCAAAATTCACTAGTACGATATCCGGGTTTAATCATGAATTATCCCTTCGCAAGAATAACTAATATAGTATTATATACTATACACCAAATGCAAATATTCCATTTTTACAGATAATCACTAATTATTAGTATGATGGGAAAGCCGATAAATCTACTTCTGTCAGCTGATATCCACCGCCTAATGACGTCATAAGGCTATTAATATTAGTTTTATGTCTAAATAAAGACGTACCAGATCCGGATATTCCATAAGTCCATACTGTTAATATTACGGGCGCATTAGAACCTGGAACCATAATAAAACACGGATGTCCCGAGTCGCCTGCTATTAACATAGAAAAAAAATCTAACCTAGATTGGACGGTTGGTGCCGAACACCTAATCATACCATCGTCTTTAACCCAATCAGAGGTGAAAACCTCTTCATTTTGATTAGTATATATAGTTGGCACTAAAGATAATTCAGAGATTATTGAAGTGAGTTTCGTAGTCCAGTTGTCAGGTAGAAATTTGGCCGGTGTAATGCTATTAGGAACATCTGAATCAAGAATTCCAATCTCATAATCTGGATAATAATTTTTATTATTTGGTGCCGTGAGTTTATTTGTGATCTGTCTGGTGATAACATTATTATTGTTGTCTACGAATCTTAGACTGGATCCAATAGTCAGGGGATAGTGCGCCGCATAAATTATATGTCTAGGAGAAATTAGAGTGCCGCACCTAGCCGATCCATTAACAGAATTCCATACTGAAACACTCGTCAAGTCAATAATATTATATGTCCAAACATTAGTGTCTCGAATATATAATGACGTTGTATGATTTTTAGTAGAAAATAGTGTTTTAGTCTTAACGGGACTAATAGCATTGTTAACAGCATTTACTATTGACTCTCCTAAAGAACCAGAACGATAGGAAACAAACTGATCTCTTGAAGCAGACTGGATCGATGCTGTTTTTATAATTCTAGTAACGGACTGTCCATTAGGGGAGACGCCGCTAACATTTATTGTTCCGGCGGATAGATACGTTGCGATTCCGGAAATGTTGGGAGTTGACAATATAGAAGTATTAGAAATAGATAGAGAAATTGGCTGTATTTTACCAACCAAACTTCTGGGCTGTATAAGATAATCCGATACTGTGGTCGGAGATGTGGTCCTAACTATGTTAGAGTCACCAGACGTAATATTTTGTGTAGAAGTAGATTGCGTTATTCTTGGTCTTTCTGATATATCTAAATAGAAATCTGTATTCTTTTTTGGTTGGCCACTTACGGCAAAATGTCTTGTTGAACTAGAATAAGTATTATCAAATAAAGCAGCTAAAAAAATCCCATCACCGTATGCTATTCTCCAAATATTCATAGAGGGAATAAGTATTTGATTGGACCAGTTTATTCCGTCCGTAGAAACAGAACCCCCGCTACAAACAACACATCCGTCGCCAGCCGCAATATAAAAACCTCCTGTGGAATTGTTTCTAAGCGTCCAATTTATTCCGTCTGGAGATGTCATTATTCTTTGTGTTCCGGAAGTTGCACAAGCTATAAATAGCCCGTTATGAAAGACTACTCCATACCAAGCATTTGCTGCTGGTGCTAATCTGGTAGTCCATGTTGTTCCATTGGTAGAGGTGGCTATCCTGTTGGTTCCGCTATTTGATACTGCAACATATATACCATTTCCATATGCTACTGATCTAGCGCCAAAAGTAATATTAGTAGGAGTGTTCCAAGAGATCCCATCAGAAGAAACGCTGAATGCACTAATACCCGCCGCTAAAAACTGATTGTTCGCATAGATAACAGATCTCCAAACACCAGTAGTACTAATATTAGAAGATCTCCATATTTTTCCATCATAAGAATACATAGATCTGGGTAGACCAACGGAAGAAGATGATGATGCTACCGAGACATATATTCCTTTACCATAAGCAACATCTTCCCAAGAAGAAGCCGCCGCAGCATCATGCCAAGACCAAATAATTCCGTCTGGCGAAACCCCACACCTATTTATTAGAGACTCATTATTCAAAACGGTTGAGACTGCGACAAACTGATTGTCGCCATAAACTATCCCTCTCATAATGTCAAAAAATACACCTCCAGAATCATAAGTATTCCAAGCAAATCCAGGTTTTGACCATAAAGCTCTATTATTATTAATAACAGCTTTTACAGATGAGCTTCCATAGGCCAGATTAGTATGAGAGTTGGCAAATTTAAATAACATAATTATGTAATCACATACAGAGTTTCAGCGTTTTTAGAAACCAATGCATCGTATTCTGCCTGTGTTAGAGCAACAATATATTTGATGCTAGAACTAGTCACAACACTACCAAATAATTGAGATACAGCAATTTTCTTGGTTGCTGCTGTGCCAGACGGATCATCCATATATAAAAGAATATCGTCTGAACTAAGGGTGCCACTACCTTCTGGTAGTTCATTAATTCTTTTAATAGTCATATTATCCCCCTATAAGTGTCTGACCACTAGAAATTTGTACTAATATTCCATTATAATATCTATTGCCGTATTTTGATTGAATATCGGAAATAGTAGGAGTATTTGTAACAAAAAGATTATTGATCGAAACTGAACCTGTGTTTGTAGTAGAGAAAACAGCGGAGCCATTTTTAAGCGGCTCACTAGATTTGGCTGTTGTAATATCTGTAAAGGGTCTTGGCATGTTTATCTCCAATTATTATGGTAGGTATTTTTCACTATTTAGTAGTAAATTATTGTCTAAGTCTAGAATACGTATTTTATATACACCGGCTATATTTGTTAGTACATTAACAATATCATTTGGCATACTAGTGTCATTCAGTCCCAATAAAGCAGTATCTAGGCTGGAACTATCTATAACAATATTGTCGATTGAATAGAGTTGCACTATATAATCATATACATTTAAGGTTTGCTGAAGAGTAAAGTTTGTCATATTTATACTGGAATACCGTCTCCCGTAGGTGTTAATTGTACACAGGTCGGAGCCGTATCACTTTGAGTGGCGTAGAGCCAGTATCCAGCATTAAGACCTCCTCCTTTATAATAAGCTGCTTTATACCATTCATTTTCAGACAACATAAAAAATGTTGCATTATTTTGTCTTATAATATTAGTTTGGGTCATGTCGTAAGCACCACTTTCAGTAGATCCAACAGAAGATACTCCTGTAGGCTTTCCGTTGTGTAGCCAATTACAATATCTGGCACAATTTAACCAATTAACAAAATTGACAGGTTTTCTATTCTTATTGGTTTTGACACTGTATAAGTAGCTTCCAGATGAACCACTGCGACTAATACCTCCTAATGTATCTAACGACATATTATTAACATATAAAAAATATGTATCAGTTTGAGCTACTGCATTTAAAAATTCAACATACTCATCATTCGTAATCTCATATATACCGACATAATATAGATATGGAACGCTGCCAAATCCATTGTTGTTTGCTATATTATTAACATCTGATACTAAAGCCATGTTAGGATATGTTGAAGACAAGGAGTAGGAACCTATTCTAAAGCCAGTAAATCCACTACGTGAATTAATATCTGCATATGTTTGAAAAGTAGACGATAAATAGGATGCATTATATGCTAAATTACCGCCTCTTAAAACTTTATTAGTTGAGGCAATAGTTGTGTCGGTCCATTCCCACACATTACCACTCATATCATATGCGCCATAATAACTACTAATGCCGTTGGTGCCAACAGTACTCACATTACCAGCACAATTATCATAATTAGCACTATTAGTAGTAAACGCTATCTGCGTGGAAGATGTGCTAGGTGTTGGTGTTGAGGTTCTAGTAGGTACAGGAGTGGTAGTTGTTGTGCTAGTAACTGTTGGCGTTGGTGTGTTAGTTGTGGTCGGAGTTATGGTTGGAGTACTAGCTATAGTACTAGTTACTGATGGAGTAGGTGTTCTGGTTGGGGTTTGTGTATTTGTACTAGTAACGGTAGGAGTTAATGATTGAGTAGGCGTAGGAGTTAATGTGCTAGTAGGAGTCTGTGTCGGTGTTGGAGTAGGAGGGGCTATTTGTTTTAAAACAATACCGCTTATTGCACCGAATAAAGGATAAGCCCCGTTCTCAGTGGTTAGTGTTGTTTGAGACCCTTGCGGTTTTCCATTATGTAGCCAATTACAATATCTAGCAGCATTAAACCAAGTCATAAAATTAACTGGTTTACTATGCATATTGGGCTTGGTTGTATAAGTATAGAATCCGTTCACTCCATTTCTTAAGATACCACCCCTAATATCCTGTCCCATTTCTGCAACATATATACCGTACGCATCAGACATACCTACAGCATTTAAAAATTCAGTATATTGATTATTTGTAATTTCATAACGGCTTATTTGATAATCATACGAAATAGAACCAAGACTATTATCATCTGCTAAATTATTTGCATCATCCACTAAAACAAAATCATTCAGATTCAGAGGATTAGAGAAAGTTGCGATTCTAAAACCGATTTTTGAACTTGTAGAAGCTGGGTTGCCGTGATATGTAACAATACTTTGTCTTACGCTTCCATCGGAATTTAGTGTTGTTGTGCCATCTGTAGATAATCTAAATTCGTTACAAAACCAATCTCCTCCAGCGATACCTCTTAAATTATCAGATATAGAGTCATTCCATTCCCAAACATTGCCATTCTGATCATAGGTTCCATAAAAACTAGGACCTCCGTTGGTTCCTACAGTGGTTACATTACCACTACCAGAAGGAACATTCCAACTAGCGCCACCAGCATAATTGGCATAGTTGCCAGATCCGTTTGCTAGTCCGTCTCCAGTTAATGATGCTTGTACTGGAATTGGTGCTGTATCACTTTGTGTAGCGTATATCCAATAGCCAGAATTAGCACCGTCTCCCTTATAAAAAGCTGCTTTATACCATTCATCTAAAGAAGGAATCCAGTATTGAGGACTATAACTACTTGTATTCCCGATAGCTGGTTGCTCATCAGCTTCTAAAAACTCATACAGAACTTCATTATCAAATCTACCGGTATATTTAGCATTAACACTATTAATATCTAAAGCAACACTTTTTTGACTTATGTATGATGCTTTGTCTTTGCCGCCATAATTAACGACTATCGATGATCCATTTTGTATAGGGAGCCCGCTTCTCGCATAGAATAATATTTCTAAAGACATACATTATTTTTCTATTCTATCTTCTAGGGCTTCGAGGGTTTTGCCCAACATAGCAATTTGAACCTTAAGCTCATTCATAACTTCTGTATTTCTTTGTAGAGCAGAAGCGAATGCAGCCTGTGTTTCCTTATTGCTGTTTAGTCTTTCCATAATAAATTGTCTATCATGCACATAAGGGCTTTGGGTTTCTATCATATGAAGCACCTCTGCTTTGGTGGCCATATTTCTTCCGATAGTTACCCAAAACCCTAGCATTGTGACTATAATGCCAATAGCAGTTGTGGCGAGATTTTCCCAGAAATGAATAATAGTATCAGTCATAACCTTATGTCTCCTTTATGACATGACTGCACTAGCATTAACTGATAACCCAATTAGGTTCAGTTAGCGGTAGTACCTTTATAATTATCATTAACTGGATTCTTGGCTCCGGTTCTATATGTTAGTTCACCTGGAACTTGTGCTGTTGGAGTAGCAGCATCGTCCTGACCAAAACTGTCTGTAGCAACCGTTGGAGCGACAGAGAACTGACCGCTGTAGATGTTATAGTTACCAGCTCTAATAGCTGTAGCAACTCTACGAGTAGATAAGGCTTCAATCTTATGTACGGCTCTACGAGCAGCAGAAGAAGCTTTATTGAGAGGAGCATCTAGTCTTAGAGCTACTGGCTTAGATGTATTCTTAGCAAAAGCGTTAGCACTAACAGCCTTGTCTGTATCTGTGCCGTCAACAACAACAGAACCCATTACCCCTACGGATGTGGCAGCGTCACTTAGACTTTTGCCGACTAAAAGACTAGAGGCAGATCCTATATTGATTGCTGATCCACTATTGTTTTTAACTGGTTGGCCATTAATAGCAGAGTGTGTTGACATTGTTATCTCCAGATTATTTTTATGAGTGATTGAAGAAATATTTCATTCAGTATAGGATACACCAAAATATTGATTAGATATACTTATTATACAGGTCTAGTGAGAATTTGTTATTAAATCTAATTCCGTGTACTCCGCTTTTAACTACACTAGACATTTGATCACTTTTCCATAGATTTCCGGTACAAATACAAGAGATGCCCGACTTTTTATTCAAATACTCACAAGCGATTAAATTATCAGCAATATCATCAATCATCATACCGCTAGACGGAGCAATTACGCCTATGTCCATGGTTTTAAGTATTTGGCAAATTTTAGCTAAAATTTCATGATTAAATACTCTATATTCTAGACAGTATCTTAGTTCGACATTAGAATCATCGCATATTTGTTTATTGGTTTTAATATCTTCTCTAATTTTATCATATCTTCTATTGACTACGAATCTAGATTGTATTGGCAAATATATAATAGAGACACCACTCTTCACAGTATTGCCAACTAGACAATTACGACTTTTGGTGTCAGATGATCCATATGGAAAATCTAACACTGTAGAAAATTTAGTATTGTTGACATTTTCTATAGTCTTAACAATAGGTATATGATTACCGAATACAGAAATTTCACTAATACCGTATTTTATTAAAAAATCAATTTCGCTTTTGATTTCTTCATCGGATAGTGATTGATTATATATAGCATATTGAGTATACATTATTTCCTTTTGATATAAGTTTTGAGAAAATCTATGTTAGGAAATTTTTTTGTGCCAAGTATACCATCAGCAAAACCATAATCAACAGCTTCTTGAGCCGTTAATATCCAATCGCATTTATTTGATAGCTGAGACACAATATGTTTTTTAGCCATCATTTTTTTCCAATTTTTTTCTTGACATATACTACTATTCATACACCTATCAGTGAATATATCCACCATCTTATCGCACTCTCTTTCGTTCCATTGTATGCTACTTGCAGCGGCCTTACTGTGTTCGCCATCCAACGTGAACGAACCATAATGGATCATTACATTAGTATTGGGCATGAGAATTCTTAGATCGGCAGACTGTAGAACAACACTACTAGAGGACTCCGCTTTTGCATAAGCCAATATAATAGTTTTAGCTTTAGATGCCTTAATTGAGTCATACATACCCAAACAATCTTGCCAATCTCCACCAGGTAGATGCATATGTATAATGATTGGTTCTAGAGACAATAAATTAAGATATCTTAGATTTTTTTCTAGTGTAATACCAGATCTATAGTCCACACCACCTTCTTCTGGTCCATCGATATATGAATGTAAATAAATTTCTCTATTAAGCGGATCTACATCATAGTTATGTATACTATATAATAGTTCGTTTTCTGGATTTGCTTGTTTAGTCATGTGAACCACTCTTTGATAAATATTTATATACTTTATTTGTAATATTACGCATTACTATAGAATCACTAAAAGCCTTACCAACACTAATTCTAAAACGATATCTAGTAAACACATCTAAAGATTCTACTCCATCAATTTTTTCAATGATTGTGGCAATTTTTTCTGTTATATCAAAATTCGTATGCCCTGTCCAAAAATTAAAAATTTTACCACTAGCAGTATATTCGGTAACGGGTATTATTCCCATTGGTGTTGCCATAACCCTAATATTATTCTGTGGACCAGCCGGTGGTAATTCTGCTTCGTCCACATAGTCATCAGTATCTTCTTCATCAAGCAAATTCTGTACAACCTCTTCGTCTGTACCAAAAGGATCTCTCCATTTTTCCCACATAACTAGGTTTTCGGCTTGATTATTCATATTGATTTCCGTTCATAAAACAGGTGTCTATATAGAAATACCCCGTCGCATACACATATTATAGGGAAGAAACGCACAGAAATAAAGATCACTATCTCTTTGGAGAAAATACGGCCATTGGTCTAATCAATGGCATCTTAGATAGTTGTTTTATGGATTTCTTTTTTTCGGCTTTGTAGTGCGTATACAGTATTGACCAAAAATTTAGTACATTTTCGATCATTAATTTTTGATGTGGATTGGTCTCATTTTCATATTGAGTTTGAAGAACATTGATGATTTCTTTTTTTAATAATCCATCATTTATACACAACAACATTTCAGCAAAACGTTCTGCTTCTATGGCTATGGTATCTACGTCAAAATTATCGGCATCGATTTTGGGCAATAAACAATGTATTAATATGCCATCTTCTTTGTTTAGAGTAAAACTAAGAAATCCTGAATTAATATCTATGCTTTTTGGATTACTTTCTGTGTCTATTTTGGTTGACTTGTTAAAGTATCTGTGCCATATGTATTTAATGTATTTGAACATTATAGAAGATTAATAATTTTTTGGAGATTTGGGAATTGAGACGTATCTATATCTTTTATATCTATAAATTTAAGTACCGGATTGGAGTATCCAAATGGTAAAATACAATAGTAACAAATGCTCAGACCCTCATCGTATAGTTGACAATCTGCTATTTTAAATAGATCGTTTTGATATGCAATACCAATTTCATGACAGGCTTCCTTTATAGAATCAGTAACAGATCGTGCGGCTGTAACTTCTACAGATGGAACGTCGTTTGTTCTGTCAGTAATCAGCACCGTTGGTTTTAAACTATTTTTTTGAAACAACAGAATGTATAATCTGAGATTAGACCGTATCATATGTTTGAATAATAGATATTCCTCTTTTAATATTCTGTCGAACAGCCTCTCTAGATATATTAAATTTTTTGCCTATTTCAGAAAGTGTCATATCATCATAATAGTACATCTTAATTTGTTCTTTTTGCTTTTCTGATAAAAGCTGATTACTAAGCATCTCTTCGAGATTATTTTGTAATATAGTCTTATACTCGTCATCCATCAAAATATCAATGGGCTGTTGTTGCTTAGAGTCTTCAACATCTAGTGATATTTCTTCATCGTCTTTCATAGCAAAGATAGATTGTACTTTCGTATTCGATTTATATTTGTTTGTAATATATGTTTTGATAGCCCATATAGCACACTGATTACGATATGAATACTTAGTCTTTTTCATACCAGTTTTACCTACTCTGGTATCGTCATATCTCCAATCAGCATACATAATAGCAGTTGCTACGTCTGAAATTGCTTCTTCGTTCATTAGCATCTCTTTAGAGAGACCGTTATAAAACTTAGGAGCAAACTTTGATATCGTCTTTTTAGCTAGAGAAATATATGAGTCTAGAGAATCAAACTGTTTTATTGTTGTCATTATCCTTGTCCTTGTGTCCTTAAAAATTTATTTAGAAGCAAACCAAACTATTTTGTCAACTTTTTCCATTGCTTAGGATCTGGTCTGTCGGGATCTCCACGTTTTGCGGGCTTGTAATCCTTTCCTTCTCTTTCTTTTTTCTTTCTGATATTTTCCCATAGACCGGGCTTCGATCCAGCATCACTAGTATCGTCATTTTCGTCTGCGTACATGACAAAATCGTGGATGGATCGCAATTGATCGTCAACAACGGCGATTTTACCCTGTAGCCACGTTTCTGTCAAGTTTTTTCTAACTGTTTCGTTAGATTCTACCTGAGATAGTATCGCATCTACATGAGTCTTAATAGCTTTTAATGAACTAAGACTCATACCCATTAGGTCGTTCTTATACTCATCAAATTCTTCCATTACTTCCTCAGTCTCGTTTTCGGTATCTTCTTCTTTATCTTCTGTCTCTTCTAATGCAAGTGCGAGTTGATCTTTGGTCTTTTTCAACATTTGATCGGCTTGCCATGTTGGACCAGAATTCGTTGTTCTATAAGCAATAATATATCCCATATCATATGGTAACTGTTGAATATCTTCTATAACTCCTTCGCTACCATAATGAGTACATTCGGTATTAATGTTTTTTACTCTGTCTCCTATCTTCATCATAGACGAAATAGCAAATTGTATACCGTTTAATATTGAAAAAATTCTATCCATGATATTGCTTTTCTAGTTTAGAGTATAAAAAGTTGTATAAAATATTGGCCAGTTTAATGGATCCTTCGTTATCCGAGTTATAATGAACACCCTGCATCATTCTGCAACGAGCAGTAGTATTAACTATATTATCTAATGAATTATTAATCTCTGCATTATTGGGATATTGCTTGCGAATAATTTCACACGCCAAAGATGTATACACCGTATGACCAGATGGGTATGCTGGAGTATGATGAGTTTCTGTGGATATGATATTTATTGGAATGTTATAATATGGAGCTAAGTCGTATGGTCTGGGTCTGTTATAGAAATATTTAATATTTAATAATATTGGCCTAATTATTCTGTATATAGATCTAAAATAATCTATAGAAAAACTAATATTTTGCTCTATAATATACTTATATAATAGCGAGTTTGCGTCATCGTCTATTTGATAAACTAATAACCTGTCCGCATAAGACAGTTTATCTGTTAGTGATGAGACTTGTAAGATTTCTCGTTTAGTGATATCGCTATCGTTTGCTGGTGGTGGTGGAAGTATCTTTTTCCAGTCGATATCTTTAGCGATATCTGGAATAGGATACTCTAGTTGATAGTTTACAAATACAATATCATTAAGCTGTTTATGCATAAAGACTAAGGAAGTTATCAAGGCCCATTTGGGATATTTGTTTCAGATAACTTTCGTATATTTCTATGCCATTTTCACTACCTTGTAATAATGGAATCATAGAATTAGCAGTTAATTCATCACCCATAGCTCTAGCTGCTACAATAGTAGCCTTTTCTACAGATGCTGCTTCTCTTACGGATTGTAGATTATATTCGATCATCGCAACCATGTCGTGCCTAGCCCAAGACTGCGGACTTACTATAAGTGGTTGATAGTCTACATCAAAAAATTCTAATCTTTTGAGATTTATCATTGCGTGTTCATGCTCTTCTTCTGCGTCTTTCTTAATGATCGCAGCCAGCTTCTTGTATCCCCATCTATCAAGATGTACAGCCTGTGCTGATAATGATGTGGTTTGCTGCCAATGAACATTTAAAGATTGCTTTAGTAAAGAGATTACTTCTTCGGACGAATAATTAATAACCTCTTGCGACTCGGCTGATTCTTCTGTGGTAGTTTCTTCAGAAGTCACCACAGGCTCAATAATAGATTCGCTAGCGTCTAAGGTTTGAGGCTGCTCTTGTTCTTTAATAAGTTCTTCGATAGGCTTCATAATTAAGGTCTTTCCTTGTTGAGAATACTACTATTTTACCACGCTTTGCAAGACCAATATCTTGCTTTCCACTTTGGACCAGGATTATCACAATTGTGTCTGGCTCTAAAGCTTTTTCTGCGTTCTGGAATGTTTTTTTTGATTTTCATATTTGGATCACCAAAACGAACAATCACTACCTTACCCTTATCATTTTTAACGTAAACAGCAAATTTTTTAGGGCCACTTGGAGTCCTAAATGGCTTGTTAAGAGTAACTTTTCTACCCCCATGTTCTGCTGCTATAGTTTTTTCATCCTCTTCATATACTACTTCCGCTTCTACCTCCCATACAAACTCGTTCCATTCATCATCCCACGAACAATTAGAAGCTAAAAGATTGTCATGAACTTCTTGAAGAATAGAACCAGATCTCTTTTTTGTTTGTCCTAAGCATATAGCCACTCTTTGTTTTGAGTCTGGATAATCTTTTTTCATGGTTTCGTTGCCCATACAACGAGCAACAAAATCAGTACTTTTTTCATCGTCTTTGGGGGAAGGTATTGGCATTATAGTATCTCCTAGTAAAATAGCTAATTTAGTATACACCCAGAGATAATTTGTGCTGTGTTTTGCCATGATAGCAGTTTAGCAGCGTCCAGCCCTGCGGTATTCGTATTAATCTTATTTTTATATAAGTGTCTCATATAATCTATAGTCTGGTCTATTTGTGATTGACCTATTTTTGCCCAATTACCTTGACCAGTAAATGCTTTTCCGTCATAAGCCTTTTCTGTTTCTGTTATGTCTACTAAATAAGCATTTTGAGGATTACAAAATTCTGTATGAGCAGAATAGAAAGTGGCGATTGCTGGTTTATTCATGGACATAGTTTCTAATAATTCCATATTCCATCCTTCGGCTCTGGAAATATAGATACCACAATCGCTTTGTTGAATAAGTCTTGCTAATTCTTCCTGAGTTTCTGTGCCGGGAATCACTCTAAGTCTATGATCTTCTCCGTATAGTCCTTTCCATTTCTGTATTTCTTCCTTAGATGAATACGACGATTGCTCTGATGCTACTATCCATAGTTCAACATCTTGTTCTGTTGGAAAGGCTAGCTTAAAAATTTTTGGTAAAATATCATGGGCTTTTCTAACTTCCCACTTGCCTATTGTAATAAATATATATTTATCTTTGGGTGGTAAGTTTGGTATTTCGATTTCGTCATTAAAAATACGCCTATCTACTCCTAAAGGAGCCACATGGATAGGTTGTTTAACTCCGTTAGAATATAGTATTGTCTTGGCCCAATCACTGGACACAAATATCTCGTCTGGCACAGTTAGGTGTTTCTGTTCCATAGCATTGAGGGTGTCTAGTTCAAAAAATGGGTACGCAAAGTATCGGCCGTTTCCTATACGAGAAGCTAAATCAAATTGATGCCATATTTTTAGACATGGTGCGTATGGGTCAAAATTTAGACTATTATTCAGTAATGATACTACTATATCGTAATCTTCCTGGTTTGTTACCATTGGATTATGAATAGGAAAATATTGAACACCTGTATAGGATAATAATCCTTTTAAAATATTTAAAGAAGCTATTCCATAGCCTGTAGTATTGATTGGAGCATATAAATTGATAGACATATTAAACACCTAAAACTGGATTTTTATTAGAATGAACAGAACTAACGCGACAAAACTGACCACACTTTAGCATATGTTTAATAGATCTAGCGCCTATATAGCAACAGCATGATCTAATGCCGCCCAATAGTTCCTGTATAACACACTCAACAGGTCCCTTATAATCAACTACTATTTTGGTTCCTTCTGATGCTCTATATGTTTTTATATGGTCTTCATACATTTCTTGTGCGTGATGTGTGCTCATACCATAATATGTAAATTTGGTTTTTCTGCTATCTACTAGATTAGACTGATTACACAATGAGGCTAAATTATCTTTATATTTATCAATATTAGCAACAGTATTCTCTACAGACCTATCGTACTCCCATTCTCCGTCACACTCATCAGAACCAGCAAAATATCCGCCAAGCATTACAAAGTCTGATCCGGCACATAATGCTTTACATACATCTCCTACAGTTTTGTGTCCACCATCTGAGCAAATTCTGCCGAGTTTTTTCTCACCGTTTTGAAGGCCGTGAGCAACATATCCATTTTCTAGACAACACGATAGTTGTGGCACACCACAGCCCGTTAAGAATCTAGTTGTACACGCGGAGCCGCCGCCAATACCAGCTTTGATTATGTCTACGCCACCATATATTAGTAATTCTTGTGTAGATGATGTATTGGTAACATTACCAGCCATAATAATAGATTCTGGAAAATGTTCTCTAACTTTCTTGCAATATTTTACAAATACATCCATATGTCCATTTGGCACATCTATACATATATTAGGTTGTATATTTGTTTTATTTTTAAATTCTATCAAGTTGTTGATATCTGCTTTTTTATACCCAATAGATATCCACACATAATCATGATTATGACTAGAATAAAAATAATTAATCAGTTCTTCTGTGGTATGATATTTATGTAGACAGGTTATCATTCTGTGGCGGCTTAAGGCATCGGCCATTCTAAAAGAACTAAAACTCATATTTGCACAAACTATTGGGATGCCTGTCCACTCTCTAGGAGAGTGATAGAATTTAAATGTTCTATCTACGTGGATATCGGATCGACTAGTAAGAGTAGATCTTTGTGGTACGATTAAGACATCATTAAAATCTAGTTTTTCTTCGTTAACTATTTTTTGCATAACAGATTATTTAATTCCTTTCAAGAACTCATCAGTATCGTAACATTTCCAGTTTTTAAAGTCTTCAAAGCCAGTTTCACTAACACAAATTTTTGGTCCAGTCATCACACCCTTGCCCTTGTATCTTTGTAATGCTGCATAAATTGCAGATAGATGATCTGGTGAATCTATGATAAATTTAATTTGACCAGATTTAATATAATATTTTGGCATACTAAACTGAGAAAAAGTACCATCGTTTATATGTATCTATATTTTCTGAAGCGTTGATGTGTGTTAGATATTCTTTGATATCATCCCATGAAGAGAAAATAGTTTGATGAGGAATAGTACCGAATAACCAATCTGGAGCACTATTTTTTCCTTGTTCCATGTGAACAATAATTGGTTTTTTCTGACGATTAGCCCAAAAGATTTCCTCATATGTTCCACAAGGATGAATATCTAGATTTAGGTTAACGATCAAAAAATCACTAATATCTACTAGCCTTAGATCCACCCTTCTAATAACCTTCATCATTTCTGATAATTCATCATATCTCTCTTTTTGTTTTAGTTTGGTCTTTATAACATGAGAGTCATGATCTTCCATTCCAGTGGTTGTAGGCTTCGTAATCGGATTAAATACTATAACTCCCATTTGCTCTAAAAATGGAGTAATATTATCTCTCCAAGTAGCACCTCTATCTGCTACTCGATCCATAGCACCAGCAAGATAAACTCTTTGTTTACTAAGACGATTCAACATTTATCAAACTCCTTAATCAATACTTGTCCTTAAACATAAAAGTAAACATATTATCAGAATGAGGTATCTGTTCGCCCTTATCTGTAATATCTTTAATTAATCCAATAATTATGCCAATAATCAAAAATAACAATATGGTGTAGTTCATACATCTCCAATCATATGAGTATATTTACGTCTCATATCCATAACCTCTTTAACCATCTGATTAAGTGTGTCTGGATTAGATGATCTTCCGGTTGGGTTGTGATAGTATAGACCTACCGGGTGGTTCACCATCTTTATTCTAGCACCACCGCCTGCGATACGCAACCACATATCTCCATCGGCAGCGGTTAAGTATTTTGTATCGAAAAACCCAAATCGGTCGTGTATGCTCTTTTTCCACAATGGCATACAATGAGGAGAATTGTGCATTAAGAGATTGCGATTAGTATGTGGTAATGCGGCATATATTTCGGAATAGTCGTTATCTTCATATTTTTCATTAGCCTTATATGACATATATGTAATACCGTAGACTAGATCTAAATCTGGCTCTCTCTCAAAAGCTTTTAATAACAACTCAAAACTAAAAGCGTTTTTTCTATCATCTATGTTCCAGTTTCCTACTATTGGAGCACTACACAAACTAATGGCATGATTCCAGCCTGCATATAAACCAGGATCGCTATCTAGTTTATAGTATTTAATATTGCTATATTTTTCAGTTAATGGAATAATATATTCTTTTTCGTTCTCTGGTGAGTTACAGTCTAAAAATACAAACTCTATTTGATCAAATAGTGTCTGACGCAACACATCGTCTATGTATCCTTGAACAAATTTTTCGCCTTTATAGTAAGAACAAAATGATGAACATTTATAATTTTGTGTCATGATAGAGTACCTATAGAGTTATATTCTTCGTGTGTTATCTTATAATTATGTTTTTCTAATAGCAAGATAGCTTTTGAGATTTCTTCGTTATCAGATAATATATTGTTCTCAAAAATAATTTTTGTAGGAAGGACGGACGGATCACTAAAATAGTCTAAAATAATGGTTGCGTCGTGGCCTTCTGTATCTATTTTTAGCAGATCCAGGGTGGAGATTTGGTATTTGGATATAATCTCTATTAGTCTTCTAACTTCAATACTTTGTTCTTTTATTAGAGAGAGTGATAGTCCATACTCGTTAAGTGTTTTGACCACAGTTGGGTGTTGACTATTTATAGAATTACATCCTCTAATCCAGTCTGGTAAACCATACTGTACTATATCTGAATACTCTACATAGTATGCCGTTGCAGAACCATTGTAATTACTAATAGCAATATTTTCTTTTGTGCAATAAGCTGGTAGCTTGTCATAGTAATACTTGATAGGTTCAATAAAAATTCCTGGTACAATTCCTGCTAAAGTATCAAAATCAGATGTTCCTATTTCTATAATCATTGTATTTTTTATCTGTAGTTATATATTACTGGTTGTGGGACTGTTCTAGAAACAAAATTTCTATATTTGAATACTAAAGGCTGGAAAATTCTACCTAGTATCTCATTCCATTCTATCGGATAATTGGATCTAACTCCATGTGGTTGGATACCTCCGTGACCATTACCTTCGGAGCATTCTTGAGGATGTGTTGCTGGAAATTGTTTAAGCAATTCTGTTTTTTGTTCTATTAAGGCTTTAGCAGATTGATACCATTCTGTTGTAAGGGGTGTTTTAGGCTTACTAATAAATCCTCCACAACCAATAAGTATGTTCCAATATTTTTTGTAGTCAATATGTGCTATCTGATGATAACTAAATTCTGGATAACCACATAAAATAATATTGTCTTGTTCGATTTCTTGAAAAGCCCTAGTCCAAGAGTCGGTTGTCTGCTTAATATCAGCATAGCCTCCGCCATGATGGTGCATAAAATACGCTCTTAAAAAATCGGATTTGTGGGTATCAGACATATATTGATATGCTAAGGGTAATGGATCTGAATCTATTAAAAAATCTGATAAGTTATTTTTATTAATTAATACTACAGGATAATTGGATACTTTTTCTAGTTGCATTAGACTAGTTTGTCTATTGGGAGACATCTGATTGTCTCCTGTCCAGAATACAAAAATATGCTTATTCATGATTGTGCTTTAAGAATGATTGTCCGAATGTTATTAGCTTAGGATTATAGTATTTATTAATGTAGTCTCTGTATCCTTTATGTTCAATCAGCTTATCAAATACGCCATAATCAAATGTTATATTTTCTATAATATCTTTTGATGTGTGAAAAAATTCAAAATTTAAAAAGTTAATATTGTTGTCATATCGGCTGTTAATTTGTTCTTCACTAAATCCATACTTTATGTGTTCATAATGTTTATACCATAATTGTTTATGAACATAATAATTTGTATTTATCATTTGTAGATGTACGATACCAAAATTCTGAGTAGCTTGGCTATTAGTTAGATGAATATTCGGAGTTCTCCAAAAACTATGATGTTCTTTTGAAGTGGTTAAAAAATTACTACTAAACTTACAAGGAATAATAAATGGATGATAGCACTGTTTATAATAGCCATCGCATCTAGTTTGTTCAAATGAATAGTTGATGTGATTAAACCAGTACATATACAGATTAGTATTGGTACTGATCATGTAGTTAAGAATATCGTATATATTAGTATTTAAATTTGTTGATAATAATTCGTCTGCATCTAGACAAAAAACAAAATCGGCTCCTTCTTGTCTGCTTAAGTCTAACATCATTTGACGACCAATGCAGTGAGAATCATCATACTCTAATTCTGGTTTATTAAGAACAATCGCTCTATCTTTGCCCAGTATACGATAAATAACTTCTCTACTATTATCTGTAGAATGATCATCAAAAAATATAAATTTATCTATATTATATTTAGACCATATTGGTAGAGTATGTTCGAATAAAGGAGCTTCGTTTTGAAAACTAGTATTAAAATAAATTTTCATATTTGTATATTATCTTTTTCTAGTACAAATTGACTATACGACATGGGACCGTATTCTTCTACTCCTAAAACCATACCGTTTTGATCATATGCTTGTCCAATATGAAAACACGGTATTCTTACTTCGCATTCTGGTGGAAACATTAGTTTTTCATAAAATGGATCATGTACACATGCATCATTAGCAACCATAGGATATACTACATGTCCTAAAAAATCTTGATCAATTTCATATCTATCGCTTTTATTAAATTGTTTGATAAGATCCCTAATATTAGATAATATACCATTACGACAACCCCACATACCACCCATAATAGGTCTAGCATGATACGGATGATCTCTAATAATATGGAAAGATTTCTCTGTTGCTAGCCAATTAGAAACAGAACACGCTTCTCTACTAGACAGTCTAGCGTCAGCATCTCGACTAATCATTATATCCGCATCGGCGGCGGCATAAAATCTCCAAAACATACCGGTCCAATTAGCAGGCTCATCTACTGTGATAACTTCATTTGAGTCGAACGCAGATAATTGATTAATTATATTCTCTGGAACATCATTACTACAATAGAATCTACTGATCCATCCAGGATAATAATGTTTAGCCAAAATACTATTATGTATAGCACCAATTGTATATCTGGTATTATTTCCCCAAAGACTATATGATATAACTTTTTTCATTGTTTGATAGAGGCTTCTTCACCACTCAATAGTGTCTTATTTAGGATATCTATAGCAAAATTTCTAATTTTAGATCTTTCCTCTTCGGTAAATCCCATGTTTAGATCTGGCACTTTTTCCATATCAAAATCTATAAAGTGTTCTTTGCAGACCTTATCTATGAAAGATATAGGAATGCTTTTCTTTATTAGTCTGGTTTCTGTCAATATCTTTTCATATTGAAGCAGGATATCTGCCTCTTCTTTATACTTAAACTTTAAACGTAAATATAACCAATGTAAAAATGTCATAATTATTATCTCTGATAGGTATAGATATATATCTTATATGGGGACCATATGTCTTCGATAAGATTAGATATAAAGTTCCAATTTCCTCCTGCTAGTCCACTACCGAATTTAGGAGCATGTATCTCTACATTCTCATTATTGTGCATGAAATCCGTTTGTTCTGCTATATACTTGGCGATGGAAACCATACATTTGGTTAAAGCCAAATAATTCAACGGTCTTGGATTGTTTCCAGACACTATGCCATTCTGAGCAATCATATTTGCAAATATTAGTTTATGTCTATACTTTGGTTCTTCGTATACTTTCAAGAATTGTGTATATCCAAGATTATTTTTTAGAAAGGTTTTACCTAACATATGATAATCTGCTTTTACTGATGGGAAATTTCTGGCTACTTGACCAGCAAAACCAGCACCAAAAGCATCAACATTATTACATACATGAGGAACTATAACTGTACTTCCATTTTCTTGAGACTTCACTCTATCTGCTATAACAGAAAATATATCATGGTTTGACGTTAAATAGGGTGGAAATTTGTTTCTTTTTGTTTCGGTTTTCATCAGATTAGATCCTTTCTTTTGGACCACTTATTTATTGGACACTCTTGATCAGCCCAGGCCAACTTGTTTAAGAATTTCTTTTTGTCACTAATAGCACATCCACACACACCACATTCGGCCTTGTGTGGTAAATATTTTTCACAAGACAAGCATATCTTGTATCTGTCATTGATTTCTGATTGAGTACTCTTAGGAAAACCAGAATATATATGCCACCAAAGAGAATTAAGAAACGTTTTGAGTTTTATCAATGTTATATTCATTTTTTCGTTCTCTTAGAGGCATTAGTGCGTTGTCTTTGTCTAGAGTATATATGTCTATATCATCTACTATTACAGATGATCCTAGCCATTTATTATTTCCAGTATTAAGATCTATGCAATTTTTATCGCCATTTCCTTTAAAGTCTGCTGTGAGTATGTAGTGCCTATTCTGATAACGAAAGCATTGTCCGTGTTCAAGTTCTTCTAGGTGTTTCATTTATTGTATTCTTCCCAATCTTCCCAAATCTCATCTTCTATCATCGATTCTCTCTTTTTCTTCATTTCTTTCTTATGAGACTTGTTCGCTTGATGGTTAAAGTAGGTTTCGTCGTCTCTCGTGTTTTTGTTCCAATCCTTCTTATGCTTAATCTTCTCTCTTCTAAAGTCCTTTCTATCAGAATCTGGTTCTGGCCTTGACATAAATGAATGCTTTTAACCTCTTATAATTGGGAAAACTGAATAAATTGTTTGGGTCCTTCTTAATCATAGTACCTCAAAAAAAGTTGGTGTCAAGACTAGTTATGGGTTTTTTGCGTCTTGACTCGCTGTGGCGAGCTATTTATTATTGTACAGGTTCCGGGATTTAATATTTTCTTA